GTGCTGGAAAACTTAAAAGGTTTTACAATAAACCTAACAGAACGCTATAACGGCATACCAAACTATGTGATAAAGGATGCGTTCAACAATACATTATTGCAAACAACAAGTATAGATACAGCGTATAACTACATAGCCAATGCTAGTCTATACAAAAATAAGTCAAAACAAAAGAATATATAAATTTTATTTTTTTATTCTTTGTGATTTTTATAATTTTTTAATATCGAAAGGAGAACAAGATATGAAACTCAATGAATTAAAAGCAAGACAGGTTAAAAGGGACATGCCAATGGGCAAAAACGAAGTAACCTTCGAAGGTCTGAGATACAGACTCAGAGATGACGAAATCACTGGAGCATGGATTGACATCCAGGAATATAAGTCCCTATTCATTCCAATTTTCGAGGAGGAAAACTACCAGCTAGACCTCCTGCTCGAACAGCTCGGTGTACAGAGCTACGACCCAGATGTTATAAACACAAAAAAAGGCACAAACATAATTGCCCACAAATATTATAGGGAGGTCGAAGACAGACCTGACCCATACACTAATATAAGCTTCAACCCTCGTTATAATGAAAATAACGAGGTTGACAGAACAGCTGAATACGCATAAACAAAAACCCCTTCGGGGGTTTTTTTTTATTTTTTAAGATAGGAGAAATATTAAAATGAGCGATACCTATTACAAAGATAACGAAGTAAGATTCGTTTTATCAGACTGTATTGCCACCGGTACAGATTATGACGAAATACTTCATACTAGTATAGAGATACACCTAGGAAATATTGAACATCCTATTATAGAAGCCGAAACATTGCAGGAAGCAATTAAACAGTTCGACAGATGGTGTGCTAACTATCGTGTAGGAAGTAAGGTGATATAATGACAGCAAGAGAACACGAAATAACCAGTGCTATAAATTTAATTAAAACAGTACTAGAAACATCAGAACTGTCACTGGAAATCATAAGAAAGCATGATTCAAATATCATAGTCCTGAGAGACCTTCAATCAGCAATCAACAAGAAATATCCTATTGAAGAGAAATGGCAGGGTAAAAAATTATGAAAGTGTTAAATTACAGAAGAGCAGCTCTCGAAATGCTTATGGCTAAAAAAGGCTATAAGACAATGAAGGAGTTTGCTGAAAAGATAGGGCTAAAAGAGAATGTCCTATATGCTTTTTGCATAGGCAAATATACCACTTTACAAACCGCTATAACGGTTGCTAAAGCTCTTGATATGAGCGATAGACAGTTCAACAATATAATACTGGATTCTCAGTTAAGAGCAGGTAAATAAACTTTTTGTTTTTGTGCTTTGTGTATTTTCTGTTTTGGAAATGCAACAAAGATTTCTTGGAAGTTCTTAGCCTCTCTGGGGGTGGCATACACAACACACTCCCAGAAATACTCCACATCTATAAGGGGAGCAATTAAGAGTGAATAACTGCTCAACAAACCTACTCCCTGCTCCCCCCTCCAAGAAACCTTCTGAAAGGAGAAAACAATGACAAATTATGAGAGATACAGGGAAAGCATAGATTTAATAATACAACGAGATACAGAGGAAATTTTAGCTTTTAATAAAAAAACAAACGAAGTTGCAGTTTGTCAGCATTTAGATTGTGAAGATTGTTTATTTCACAGAAGCACTGGCGATTGTTATTGCAATAAAAACGCTATGAAATGGCTAGTTGCAGAATACACCGAATACAAAGTAGATTGGTCTAAAATACCGATTGACACAACTGTGCTTGTGTCTGATAACGAGATGTATTGGTACAATAGTTATTTTGCAGGTGTTGATGAAACTGGTAGACCTCTCGTATACCCTAATGGCAGAACAAGTTGGTCTAATGAAAACTATTACAAACCACTTGAACAGTGGAACTATACAAAATTAGTAAAGGTGTAAAAATGACACTAAAAATAACAAAATGCCATAAAGACAATTTCTGCAAAGATTGCAAAGACAAAGAATGTATACATGCTGGCGAAATCATTGCAGATTGTCCCAAATGGAAATGCGATAATCATTTCAAATGTGAAGAATGCAACTTCATCAAAGAATATTACACTAGCTTAAAAAAGGAGAAGAATAATGTTAGCTATTGAAAATACAAGACTCTACGAAGACAGTTTAGAAGCTGCAATCAGAGGAATGAGAAACCCTATGAATTCATGGTTATTATCCGACTCAGACTGGAACGAAGGTAAATACGAACTCGGCGATAAAGACCAGGAATTAGCTGAGAGCTTAGCTACAGCAGGAACAGACCACGGCAAATTCTTACGACAGATACAGCTATCAATGGACGTAATTGCCCCACTCTACTGGTGGAAAGAATTTGATACTTATAAAGTAGGTACCGTAGCCAACAGTTGCAGCACTATGCACAAAATAACTGCTAAAGTATTAACCAGAGAAGATTTCAGCCATGAGCACCTATATGAAGGTACTGGACGCAACAGAACCCCTATGGAAGTTCTGGACCATACAATTAATGAACTTAATTACTGGAGAGACCAGTATATAAAGTCACGGAATAAAGACGACTGGTGGAAAATAATCCAGTTACTACCTAGCAGCTATAATCAGAAACGTACCGTCAGCTTAAATTATGCTGTACTAAGAAACATATATCATTCACGGAAAAACCATAAACTTGATGAATGGCACGATTTCTGTGACTGGATAAAAGAATTACCTTACGCAAAAATATTAATACTCAGTGAATCTTCAGACTGGTAAAACACAAACAATTTATTTTTTTTGTCTTGTGTATTTTAAGTTTTATAGGAGGAAAACAGTATGAACATAACAGTATGCGGACATAAATTTGATACAAATGACATACGGGGTATCTTCATAGCTGAGAAAGTAATACACATAGACGCTAAAGATGACTTCTACAGTTTCAAGTATAAAACTGAATTAGATATTATCGAAGCGAAGAACTGGTTAAAAATTCAAAATACCACTCTCCCAGAACTAAGTGCAGCAGTAACATTAATAATTACTACCTGTAATGAATTTCTCAGTCAGACTACTCAGTGTGAAGCGTGTCCACTAAAGCGAAAAAAAGGCTGCGTATTTACAGAAATTCCAATGAACTGGAGATAAAAATGAGACTAAAAAGAGACTGCGAAACCTGCACTAAACGACACCCTGCCTGTCAGGATACCTGTGAAGTAATGCAATACAATAAACAGGTATACAAAACAATAAGACAAGAAAGAAGTAAATATCGTAACGGTATTTATGCAGAACATAAACAAGATATAATCGACAAAACAATAAAACGATACAGGAGGAAAAAATAATGAGCGACACACTCTTCTGCCCTATTATGGTAATAGGATTTGATGCTCCTAAAAACGGAGCATCGTATGACCCAAGAAAATGTAAAAAAGATTGTGCTTGGTATCTAAAAACCGAAAGACAGTGCGTATTGTTATCTATAAATGATAAATTAAAAGACACACTTGACGCAACTGCTGATATGTTAGATAATACAGGTTGTATAGTTGATACAATATTAGCAGCTTCACTGTCAGAAGAATTAAAATCCGATAATTCAGATATAGATTATACACCATATGAGGAATATCTAAAAGAATGTCATTAATTGAAATAATAAAACTCCACGGTTATACTGTGAACGAACTTGCTAAAGAATTAGCTGTATCTCCTACTCAGATTAATAGATGGAACAGAGAAGGAATATTAACAAACAACAGACACTACCCTATCCTAAAAGAAATGTTCCACGAAATCAAAGGTAAAGAACCAGCTAATGTAAATATGAAAGGTGGCACAAAAAAAGAGCTACATCTAACTGATACAGATATAGCTCCCCCACCTGAAGAAATACCAATTTCCTTATCGCTACCAACAGAAGAAGAATTAAAAATACTTGAGGAATAAGAGGTATACACATATGACATTAATTGAAATAATAAAACAACATGGATATACTGTCAGTGAAATAACCAAAATATTAGGTACTAATCCTGCTAGAATTTACGAATGGAACAAAAAAGGAATATTAAAAAACAATAAACACTACCCTATCCTAAAAGAAATGTTCCCCGAAATTGAAGGTAAGGAACCTAAAAACAACTGTACCTCAAAAAGAGGACCAAAACCGAAGGAACTGCATCTGACTGAAACAGATATAGCTCCCCCACCTGAAGAAATACCTACTTCTTCACCATTTCCTAAAATAAAATGGAACAAACCAATTGACTAATTGGTTTGTTTTTATTTTTAGTGTATTTTTAATTTTTTATATAAGAAAGGAGTCATAAATATGGCAAAAATCACATTACTCGGAGATGCTCTCCAGATTAAATCAACTATCACTGAGAAAACACTTAAAAAGGCTCAGAAGTACTGCCCAAAAGCTTGTAAGCTGATTGATGAAGATGGAAATGAACTTTTCGCAATCGGTAAGGGTAATGCTTCATGCAGCAATCACGGAGTCTTATTCCCATCTGCTGACCCTGAAGGAAGATTATTTACAACAATTATGCTGAATAATCTCCCACATGAAAGTTATGCAGCAGATAGAGAACTTATCAAGGACGAATTCGCTATCATACTTCATAACTTAATAAAGGTTGAGAATCAGATAATGAATACCCTTGAAACAATCAATATGATTGAAAGAAGCGTTGAAGATGCAATCCATATCGAAGGTGAAGAAAGCTACGATAAGGCTAACGATGACGTGAAAATCTCTTTCGCAGTAGATAGCGATTGCGAAGAAAGCTGCAAGAAGGCTGACGAATAATTAACCAAAAGGAGGACAATGAAATGATACAGGTATTAATCGGAACAAATCTTAACAGAAAGTACATAACAGTAGACCCATCAAGAACAGTTAAAGATGTTCTTCAGTCAGAAAACATCGACTACTCAAAAGGCGGTATTCACTTAGACGGTGAATCACTTGACGCACAGAGCATAAACAAATCTTTCACCGAACTGGGTGTAAAAGAAGATTGTATCTTAGTCTCAATCGTCAAGGCAGACGGCGGCTGCTGTTAAACAAAAATCTAATGACTCCGAGGCGTAATGCCTCGGAGTCATACTAATACAGGAGAATACAGTAATGGAAAAAGTTCTCAAATCAATCAATGATGAAATGACTATCAGATATTATCTGCATAATGCACAAACCTTAGTATCAAAGGGTATTCTGGACCTTTATCCTGAAAGACACAAACGAATAAAAAGTATGGACCCTGCTGGAAGAAGTTTATTCGTCTTATGCCTCCATTTACCTTATCTTCTCAAGGCTATGGATGCAAAAATAATGTACTCAGAACCATCATCTAGTATAGATATGAAGGACGACATTCACAATGCAAGATACTTAGAAAATACAAAATTTATATATCTAAACTTCTATGCGACTTCCAGATGCTCTCAAATCGAAGGAGAAGAATACCTAGAAGCAGCAAGTAAAATACTCAAACAGAATCCATCACACATTTTACGCATCAGCCTCATAGAAAAAAGAATACTCAACATACAAACAAATGAAATTCTGGAAACAAAAACAGTAATATCTATACTACGATTATTCTACCAGCTGATACAAGCTCAATATGCAAACTCAAATATTGAACCTGTAATAAACCTGTTAAATGCACTTGCTCAGGAAGATATGGATGCTGCAAATGAAATACTGATTTCACTGCTAGGAGCACAGGTAATGAAAGGCTATCTATTAGATACAGTTCTTACAATCTTCGAGGAAAACGACAAACGACAAATCAACGAGACATACAGCTCAATGCAAAACTGCATTGATAACATGGAATCACTAAAAAAGCAATATACAGACATCCTTAAAAGCTACCAGATACTAAACGAACGTGCTCAATTTTACGAAGCAAATCCACAAAATACAGATACTAAGATAATAAAAAAGTATCTATCAAAAACACCTTACATCAAAGAAGTATACAAATACGATGCACAAACCCTCAAATTTGTTTACGAAGCTCCTATGTTGTACTACAGCAAAACAGTAGTACAGAAACTAAGAGATACTACACTTTCAGACAAAAAAGCGGAAGTATATGATATTTTCCTTAACGACCGTTTCACAATGTATACCAGGTGTGCCCTACTCCTGGATATATATACATTCAGATTAACTCAATCCTATATAGGTAGTTCAGATGAACTTTACGGACACCCTCATATTGATAACTATGGCTGTTTCGGAAACCACATAGATGCAATCAGGGACTGGGCAGAACGCAAAGATTACCTAGGAGTACTGGAACAGATGTCTGCAATGGTATTAAACTTAAACTTCACTGATTCTATTGTAATCAACAGTATGGTTGATATAATACACAGCGACCCAGACAAACCTTCGTTCTTTGATAAAGAAACAAAAGAATTCATCAGTTTCAACGATATAACAAAAATCTTAAAGGAGGAAAAAGATGGAATACCTCAGACTGAGAAAGAATAACATCTCCGAAATATTAAAAGACATTAAAGAAAAACTTGAAAAAACCAAACAGGTTTCAAACTTAAAAATAGATATAAATGACTATCTACCAAAACAGAAAGAAATTGAAAAGCCTAAAATATACTTTAACAATGACGTCTACGATAAAATGTTCTCATTAGTAATGCAGAGTGATGTAGAAATCAGCTGGCATATGCTGGTACGCAGAGAAGGAAATACTTATTTTGTCTATGACATTATACTATTCCCTCAGATAAATGGTGCAACATCAACTACAACAGACCAGGACGAATATGCTAAATGGCTAATCGAACTAATGGGAAACAAAGATATAGTCTTTGAAGACATCAGAGCACACGGTCATTCACATGTAAATATGAATGTTTACAGCTCAGCAATAGATGATAAATATCAGGAAGATTTACTGAATACTGTAAACGATGGTGATTATTATATCTTTTTCATCTTAAACAAAAAAAGAGAAATGTGCATTCTGCTCTATGATTATGAAAGCAACATTCTCTTTAAAACTAAAGACATTGATGTTATAGTAACCGATTCAAACGGTAATGACATAAAAGAATGGGCAGACGAACAGATAAGTGAAAACTGCAAGAAACCTGTTTACACTGGCAGACAGTATTTTCGTTCCAACCCACAACCAAAATATATTGCCCCTGAAACAAAAGACTCTCAGTTAGCACTAGATGAAATGGAAGACTACAACGACTTAATACTCAATGCAACAGGACATAGGAGGACCAGATATGGACTTAAATAAAAGCAGAGAATTCTTCGACCCTAACAAAGTAAAGGTACCTTGCCATATTATTGGCTGTGGCTCAATTGGCAGTAACGTAGCTGAACTCCTTGCAAGACAGGGAGTTGAAGAATTTATCCTATGGGATATGGATATTGTGGAAACACATAATATCGTAAACCAGTTATACACTGAAAAACATGTGGGAATGAAAAAAACTAAAGCCTTATTGGATATATTAAGTGAGATAAATCCTGCAATAAAACGTAAGACTATAATTAAGGAAGAATATACAGACGAAATACTGGAAGGCTATGTATTTATGTGTGTAGATAACGTAGAAGTAAGAAAGCAGATAATCGAAGTAAATTACAGTAATCTGAATATTGAAGCTGTTTTTGATTTCAGAACAACACTTCTTGAAGGTCAGCACTATGCAGCAAAATGGACAGATACTAAATACAAAAGAAGTTTACTGAATTCTCTGGACTTTACACATGAAGAAGCTAAAACGAACACTCCCGTAAGTGCTTGTGGTTTTGAATTGTCAGTAGCTCCAGTAGTAAAAGGAACTGCAATATTAGGCATCATCAACTTTATGAATTACATAAATGAAAATGAACTGGCACATGTAGTAATATTTGAACCTTTTTCATACGCAATGCTAAAAATGTAACTCCACCAGAACTATTAAAAGGATATTTTTCATTCTCCAAAGGAATGAAAAATCTTTCAGTTTACAACTAAAGAGAAACAAGGATACGGAAGATAAATATACTGGGACCTGAAGGAAACTCATCAAATAACCGGTTGACAAATCCCAAAAGAAACTATAAACATACTAAACGCCAGTCAGCCAAGAAAAGAAAACAAAACCAATCAAATTCCAAAGCTCCGAATCCTAAAACAAAATCAAAACATACAAAATGTAACAAAATCTGACCTGCACATCACAAAAAAATCGACGGTCCAAGCAAGCTTCCCAGGCTGCACCTCCTAATCCAGCCCCAGCCCAGAACTGTCTAAGTTTTAATAGTATAAAGGAGAAAAATACAATGTATTTAACAATCTTCACTACATCAAAACAGGAAACAGTACTACCTTCCTTTGAGGAAGTATTACTAAACCCTTACTTAACAATAGAACAGCCAAACGTAGAGATACAAAAGCGGACTATTATAGTTTCTGAAGAATACGGAAAAAAATTGTATGATAAACGTATAACAAATACTATGCACGAAGTAATCATTGCATCTAAACCACCTGCAGAAATTCCTGCAGATGAACTGGCACAGCACTACAATTATTATACAATTGCAAAACGTACTGACCCAACCAAACGCAGACAAATTGAAGACCCTGACGGCATACTAAGAACTATTCAGGGTCATTATAAATACATCATAGATGAAATACTTAAAGTACAGGCACATGATGCAGCATTCGGTTATATCAAACAGAGAGATATAAAACGAAGCACAGAAAGACACCAGAAAAACAAATCAAGATGGTTTCTAAAGCTTGACCTAAAAGACTTCTTCCCATCTATCAATGAAGAATTTCTAAGGAAACAGCTGAATATGGTCTACCCTTTCAGATTCCTCCCAGAGGAATTTATGGAAGGACTGATAAAATATTCTTTATTGAATAACAGCTTACCGCAAGGTACTTACACATCACCGCTATTATCAAACCTCGTAATGGTTCCTATAGACTATGATATAACAAAAGCTTTAACAAACTATAATAAACACCATTTTGTATATACCAGATACGCTGATGATATTGAAATATCTTGCAGAGAAAAATTCGACCCAAAAGAAATCACAGCTATAGTAAGCCAGATTTTCAAGAACTACAACGCTCCTTTCAGGATTAACCACGAGAAAACTACATTTGGAAGCAATGCAGGCAGTAATTATCACCTAGGCTTAAACCTGAATAAAGACAATCAGATTTCTAAAGGTTACAGAAAAAATAACAAATTCAGAGCTATGATACATCAGTTTGCTCTCAATCCTGACAACGCTTCTTATGAAACACTGAACAAAATACTAGGTATAATAGCACATTTCAGATATATAGAGCCTGGATTTGTAGAAAAAACATTACACAAATACAACGAAAAATACAATATAGATATTGAGAAAGAAATAAAAAAGAGGCTAACATGTCACGAATCAGAGTAAGTCAGAAGCACGGTGTAAACCCAACAATTCCAATATGTTTCTTCTGTGGCAAAGAAAAGAATGAAATTGTACTACTGGGAAAACTTCCAGACGATGCCAAAGCACCAATGTACACCTTTGTTAATTATGAACCCTGTGATGACTGTAAAAAACTAATGGAACAGGGTGTAACCCTTATCGAGGTCGTAGACAAGCCATTAGTAAAAAACCAGGCACCTATACAGGAAAATCACTACCCTACAGGAAGATGGTGTATTATAAAAGAAACAGCTGCAAAAGAAGTTTTCGACACAAACGAGAAAAAAATACTAATAGACCCGACAATAATGGATAACATTCTACCCAATAACTAAAAATTGCTTTTCATAAGGATACTTTTAAATTCAACAAAATGTCAGAAAAATGAATAGTGTAAAAGCGTGAAACCCTTCGTGGTAGCCACACTGATGAATATTTCCAACTTTTGGGAATTTAGAAGGCTTACAATTGATAATTTAAGTGAAACAAAGACAATATACTGTCAAGAAAACTATACCATGTATTCCAACTTTCCGAGCCGAAATTCTTCATAAATGAAGAATTTCGCAGCGGAAAATTTCATACATGTTACTTTTCAAAGTTATGAAAAACATTTTTACTTGCAATCACCTAAAAAAGGTGGTAAACTTAGTGTAACCAAAAAGAAGTAAACACAATTTCATATAGGTACAAGAAAATACTTGAAATAAAAACCAAACAAACCAATTTTTAGGGAAATTTTGAACAACTATGCTTAAAACTGTTGTGATTTTAGGAATAGTTATTTAAATAACTACTACCCTTCAACAACATCAGTTTCAAGTAACCTACACTTACACAAACCCCTATATTATTGTTCTCCAACACACAAAATAAAATTCGCTCCAACCTATACGAAATTTGTTTACCCTTTTTGGCTAAGTCATTAGACTTAGTCATTTTTAATGTACTCAACTGAGAGTCGTATGATACTTTCTTACAAACAAGAAAGACTTGCAGTTAACAACTCAAGTAAAACAATGCTAACACCCACAGTTATCTCATAATCCGTCTCACGCAGGACCTGGACGGACTCCAGGTCCATGCTATGAGACTGTTATGACATAACGAAATTCTTTTAGTACGACTCAATCAAACTCGAAGGAGATACGAAATGCAGACACTAAGAACCACAAGATATTTAGACAATCAGGGAAGAATTACACTTCCTATTGAATTCAGAAAAGAACTTAAGTTAAAACCTGAGGACACTATTATCCTCAGTCTAACTACTGAGGGAATACTACTAGCTCCACAGAATAAAAAATGCAAAATATGTGGAACAACGCTACCTGTTGATTATAACAAACCAGTATGCCCTATCTGTTGCAAATCTTATGATTTTAACGGATGAAAAGCGTAGGTGGATAGAAATACAGTTCTTCTACTTCTGTTATGACATATACCAATTAAATAACAACATGATAGATGTGATTAATGCAATAGAATTATTTCACTCTATCGGAGATTTCGACCTGAAGCTGGTAAAAAAGGCTTCAGGTAAAGTTTTGGGAACGCAATGTAATATGCCTACAAAAGAAGAAATCATATGTCTGGCAGTGAAGAACGGTATTAAACAGACCAACCTATGTAAACAACTCAACCTAAAACCTTCCACAGTTTCAATGATAGTCAGAAGTAAATCAGAAATATATGGCTATTATCCTCCAAGACTGGGCATAGATGAGGATGCTAATATACAGAAACTTTTAGACATTTGGAACAAATTTCAGAAAGTAGGTTTGCCAGAATGCAGTTAACAAAAGCACAATTTGAACAATGTAAAGAGATTTTCATGGAGCTTAAAGAAGAAGCTCTCTATCTCAGCCATTACCAGCTTGCTGAACAGACTGAAATAAAAGACGCTATGGTATGGAAAGCATTCCTGATGGACAGCCAAACCACAGATTACATAGCTACAGAAATGAACCTTATAAGGTCCACTTCTATCAATAAGATGGTTTCAGAAGCGGCTGACTCCCGTTCAGTTGGACAATCACAGCTTATAACAGCCTTACAAAAACTGGACGAAAAAAGCACACATAAAGACGGTCCTGTATTTATTTACAGCCACGTTCCTCTTAATGATGAACAAGCTAACGCATCTAACGTCAGAGAATGTAACAGTAAAGGTGTAGTCAAGCTTGATGAAGGAGTGTTTATGTTTGATGAATAAACTACGAGATTACCAAAAAGAAGATGCTGCATTTTTAGCATCACTCCCCTGCTCTGCCTGTTTTAATGAACAGCGAACAGGAAAAACCCCTACAGCTTTAGAAACAATAAGACTGAGAAATCTATTAGATGAACGCATACTCATCATAACTACAGCTTCCTCAGTCCTGCAATGGCAGAACGAATACAAACGCTGGCTACAAAGACCCTGCAACGTATGTATCGGTACACCTACACAGAAAAAGAAAGCTGTAGAAACCTGGACAAATGGTTTAGTTATATCCATTGACTCCTTCAAAGAAACAAAATCAAGTTCGGGACTTATGCAGCTGATACTCAAGAAAAAACCAAAACAGATAATTCTTGATGAAGCACATAAAATAAAAAATCCTAAATCAGCAAATGCAAAAGCACTTTTTAAAACATCAAAGATTCCTTACAGATTAGCCCTTACAGGCACACCTGCACAAGGAAAACCATACGACATATACTCGATACTTAGATTTTTGTTTCCTTCTGATTTTCGTGGATTTTGGAGTTTTCTCGAAGAATATTTCGAGATAGAAGAACAAACCATCTATCAGGGCGGTAAACCGAGAACATTCAAAACCTATGAACATTTTCAACCTGGTAAAGCAGAGCAATTACAGGAACTTCTCGCAACATTCTCTACTCAGCGAAAACGTAAACAGGTAATGCCTTGGCTACCAGATAAATTTTACGAAAGAATTAAACTACAGCCTACAAGAGGACAGGTTAAATATCTCAAGGAACTGGAAGAAACTTACAGAACAGAGAATATTACAACCACAGGAACTCTCGACAGGCTAATCAGATACAGACAAATATGCCTAGACCCAGGTTTACTAGATTTAAGGGGTGCTTCCCCAAAGACAAATTACGTTATCTCCTATATTTCCGAACATACCGATGAGCAAATTATCATATTCTCAAAGTTTACATCTTACTTATGTAGACTTGCAGAGAAACTGGATACAACCTGGGCTTTGCTCATTGGTTCAACCACAACAAAACAACGAGGAGAATTCATAGAAGATTTCCAAAAAGGAAAATTCCAAGTGTTTCTTATAAACATAGATGCAGGTAAAGAAGCATTAACCTTAGATGCAGCTGAAACAACTATCTTCACCGATAAATATCCACCGATTGGTGCTATTGAACAAGCTGAAGACAGATTTATAGCATCTACAGAAGCAAAGAAACACAAAGCTCACAAAGTTATAGAATTAATGATAGAAGATACTTTTGACGAAGAACTCTACAAACTCCTAGAGCAACGAAAAAATGAAACTGACATCATTAACAACTATAAAAAATACTTAGAAAGGAGAGACGCAAAATGACAAATCCGTTATTTCAATTTGAAACAGCCACCAGAGCCAAATCCAAAGCCTCAATCTTAATTGAAGGTCTATCAGGTAAAGGCAAATCAGGACTGGCACTAATACTCGGTTATTATTTAAGTGGAAAAAACTGGGATAAAGTATTCGATATAGATACTGAAAACAACTCAGTAAATCTATTTGTAGGAGTCCCCTCCTCTATCGGACTACCTTTCAGTAATTTCAAACATGGCAAATTCACACCGGACCTTAAATACAAACCTAGTAACTACAATCTCTTTAAAGAAGCAGCACTTGAAGCTGGTGCTAGTGTAGTCATCAATGACAGTATATCTCATGCTTGGACCTATGAAGGAGGTATCCTTGATATGGTAGCAGAATTAAAGAAAAGCAACAAACGCTATGAAAAAGACAGCTATGCAGCATGGGGTGATGATACGATTGTCAACGAGAAACAGAAACTGTTCCAGCTATTCAGAGACCACAGATGTCACGTCATTTCTACCGTAAGAGTAAAAGAAAAAATGGAATATGACAAAGATGACAATGGCAAAACAATTCTTACCTCTCTCGGAGAACAGGAAATAATGCAAGCTGACATAAAATACGAACCTGACCTTGTTATTTCAATGGTATCACCTGGAAGAGCTGTAGACAAAGAAATCGTACACCCGAAGGCAAAAATAATCAAGTCAAGATATGCGATTTTAAAGGAAGGTGAAGTATACGAGTTCACCCCTACCCTTTGTCAGCAGATTGCAGATTACCTGGAAGAAGGAACCTCACCAGAGGAAATCCTTGAACAGCAGAGACAGGACTATGTCAAAGGTATTACGGACTATCTTGATACTCATAAAAATGCAGTAGCAATTTGGGAAGTATTAAAAACCGATGCAGGCTTTAAAGGCGTACCACTCACAGAAATGCCTTTGGACACATTAAAACCTATTTTTATTAAATTAACAGTAGATTAGAGGAGATAAGATTATGGAAAATTCAAGACCAGCAAACCTAATGGCAGATACACCACAGACACCAGAAGATAATCTATTCGATACTCCTGTAGCAGTATCATCAGAAGAACCTGAAACAGAATCAGAATTAACAACTACAAAACCTATAAAGAAAAAGAAAGTTACAAAAGCCAGAGAACTAGAGGAAATCAGAGAACTCCCTATCAGCAAACTGACTGATAAAGAAAAGGACAACCTCATAAAGGCTCTTAAAGAAGAAAATACCGAACAGATTAACAAGAATCAGAGCTTAAAAAATAACTGTGAAATGGCATTTGAAAAATTAAGAAATGTTGAAGCACAGTATAGTTCTATGGAAAATTATTATCTGACAAAATTAAAATTCATAGGAGAACAGATGCAAGCTTGTCATAATGCTATCGCTATGGCTATTAAAGGAGGTATACAGTAATGAGTATTAATTTCAATTCACTACCAACAGAAAAACCTGCTCGTGGAAGCGTAATTCCGACAGGACAGTATTGTGCAACAATTGTTAAAGCAGAAATGAAACAGGGAAAAGATGAAACAAAGCCTCCATACCTCAATATGGAAATGGATATTGTAGACCCTTCATCAGGCTCAGGAATGGGTAAACTATGGGCTATCTTAACTGAATCAGATTCCCCTCTACCACGCTATCAGTTAAGCAGATTAATCACTGCTCTAGGTCTACCTATAACAGGAGACTTTGAACTAAAGGACCTGACAAAAATGATTGTCAATAAAAAACTCATGGTAGATATAACACCTGAGGAAACAAAAGACGGAAAAGAACCACAGAGAAGCATAATTGATATAAATGCAGGACAGATTTTCTACCCTTATGAAAAACCGTTTGTAGAAGAAGACCTGCCATTTACAGCTGACACTGCAACAACTCCTGTAGAAGCTCCTACAGCACAACCAACAACAATGTCTCAGTATTAATATGAGTTTCCTAACTGAATATTTTGATATAACGAGTGATAAAACAGAGGTAGCTGTATGCTGCCCTTTCACTCATTATACAGAAACAGGATTATCTTACTATGAGAATCACCCATCAGCTCATGTAAACACAATTGAAAACCTATTTCACTGTAAAGTTTGCGGAGCATCTGGCAGCGAAGTAACTATGATTCAAAAACTATTGGATTGTAACGCAAACACCGCCAGAAAAATACAAAAATGCTTTGCTTCAGAGGAAACAATACACGAATGGGACAAAGAAACCCTGACACAAGCCTCAATTGACAGAGCTAAAAAGCTGGGAATATCAGAACAGGTAATAAAAGAACTTCATATCAAAACACCCGAATTCTCGGACGACATTATAGCTTTTCCTGTATTTATGTACAACCACCTTCTGGATATACGACAGTACAACCCAGGTGGAAACCCTAAAATCAAATCACGCTTAAACTGTCCTTCAGGATTAATAATACCTTTCGATGAATGGATAAACACTCCATTAGAAAGAGTAACATTAATATGTGCAGGCGAAAAAGATATGGCAATTGCCCGTACTCACGGGTTCAACGCTATAACAATAACAGGCGGTGAATCCGCCCTACCTTGTCAAAACACATACTTTAAGGACAGACACATTGCTATAGTATATGATAACGATGATACAGGTAAAAAAGGAGCATACAAATTAGCAGGTCACTTAAAGAAATATACAAATCATATAAAAGTAGTAACCAACTTTCACGAATGCCTGGAACACAAGGAAGATATAACTGACTTCTTTACAAAGTACAACAAAACTAAAGAAGACTTAATCAATTATATCGAAGCCACTGAATGGTATGACGGTCAAGAAGAAGAAATTATTAAGAATTACCCTGTACTGGACTTACTTACTGCCAGCAGCCCTAAATACACAGGCAAAATGGTAAAAAGTAATGTACAAATAGTAGCAATTTCAGAAACTACATTCTCCTGCCCTACTCATATATTCGCTGAAAAAATCAAACCTCCAAAAGACGGAGATATGATGCAGGAAGGTGATTATAGAGAGTGGATACTGGATGAAGACAATGTACAGGATATTCTACATATGATAGATAACAATTTCAAAGAAGACGCTATCAGAAAAAACTACAGAGATATATTACACATTCTACAAAAAGAGAGCTATATATCTCTAAACATACTGAAACATACTACCGTCTTTAAATGTTATCTGACAGATATGTACGAGACTACGGATGTCAAGAACACACAGCCTATGGAATACACGGCATATGCTATAGAGCAAAAACTGGAATCAGGACAAAAATATATGATTACATATAAACTTGTTCCACACCCTTATAAAGGACAACAGTTAATAATGCTCATAATGAATGCTGAACAGGCTAACGACTCTGTAACAAACTTCAAACTGACTAATGATGTAAAGAAATCCTTACAAACTATACAGGAAATACCTGGTAATTTAACTGACAAAATAAACTGTCTGACTGAAAAGGTCAAAGGCTTACTTGGGTATAACGGAATAAATACGCTTATACAAGCTATTGATTTCGCTTATAATACTCCATTACAGTTCAATTTCGGGAACTTCAAAAATATAAGAGCCTACCTCGACACAATCATTGTAGGTGAATCCCGAACGGGAAAATCATCTACAGCGGACTGCTTACGTCAGTTATATGAACTAGGTACTTTCACCAGTCTTGCAGGTAACTCAGCCACAATTCCAGGGCTTGTAGGAGGTAGTAATAAAACTCCTACAGGTTATCAGACAAGAGCTGGTATCATACCTCAGAACCACAGAGGTTTAATAATATTCGAGGAATTTGGTAAATCAAACAACTCAGTAATCACTGAACTCACTGATATACGTTCATCAAATGAAGTCCGTATAACAAGAGTCGCAGGAACTATAGCACTTCCTGCTATGGTTAGAATGATTACTTTAACAAACCCTAAGAATAAAAACGGGAGCATACAAAGTATAGCTTCCTACCCTAACGGAATATCTGTACTCACAGACCTCGTAGAAACGGCTGAAGACATAGCTCGATACGATATGATAGTTATCCTACCAGACAAAGGAAATGCTCAAATAGACCCTTTATGGATTCCTGATGAGCCATTCCCTAAGCAGGTCTATAAGGATAAAATACGCTGGGTATGGTCCAGAGAACCAGAACAGATAATCATAGAACGAGATGTACAGCTATATATAGTTGAAGTATCGAACAGGCTTAATCAGACCTATGAAGGACATATTAAGATATTCGGTACAGAAGCCTGGAAAAAAATCAGTCGTCTAGCTATCGCAATAGCTGGATACGTCTGCAGTACAGATGAAACATACGAAAACATAATAGTAAAAAAAGAACATGTGGATTTCGCAGAAAACTTCTTAGTCAACTTATATGATAATCCAACATTCAAGTTAAAGGAATTTATCAACTATGAAAAACAATATTCAACAATTGATGACGAAGGTATAGCAGCATTACAGAATCTGTATGATAAGAGTCCTCAACTAATACTTCAGTTGGAACAGTGCAGCACTACAAATCGAAAGATATTAACAGCTGTAACAGGTATGAATTCAGATGACCTGAACAAGACCCTAAATGCACTGACAAAGACTCTATTCATCAAATACAACAATCACGAGATTATACCAACCGAACGATTCAGAATGGGACTAAGTAAGATAGAACGCAAAACATATGTACCTAAGGTAGGTGAATTAAATGTTGAAATACCAATGGGAGATGCTAACAATTTCTACCTATGATGATTTCACAAGGTTAAGGAACATCGTAGACCAGGTAAAACCTACTATAGGAGCTTTTGATACTGAAACAGACGGTTTACACATAATTAATTGTAAACCGTTTCTCTTTCAGTTCGGATTCCTGGAACCTGAAAAAAGGAGAGGCTTCACATTCGCAGTAGACTTGGAACGTACTCCTGAACTGGCAAAACAAGTGCTGACCTATTGGAATCAGACAGCAACACAATTAGAAATCTATGCAGGACAGAACGTAAAATTTGACCTTCATATGATAGCCAATATAGGCTTCCCTTATGAGGACAAGAATTTAACAGATACAGCATTCTACATAAGATATGCCCATGATGCACTGCATACAGATGAAGGCGGTCCTCCACTCGGTCTAAAGGAATATGCAACCAGATATATAGACCCGAAAGCTAAACTCCATGAACATAAGCTAAGTAAAGAAAGAACTGCAATCGCTAAGGAATATAACAACAGATTAAAACGAATGTTAAATGAATCAAATGCTAAATTACCTGAGGGTTGCAAGACGAAATCATTTACATTATCAACAATCAATGACCTGTTTAAAGATTGTATTTTTGAGGTAGAAGACTTACCGGAAGATATAAAAGAAGTTTATATAGACTGGCTTAATTCCCTACCCCTATACCTTAAACACAAAGTCCAGTCAATCGTCGAATCAGATATGATTAGATACAATGACCTGGATAGAGAAAACCTGATTACCTATGCACACTATGATATAGTTTACACTCTGGAAATATTGGCTTCCCTGCTACATATCATCACGAACAGACATCAAGAAACAGGTATAGCAATAGAAAACAGGTGCATTTTACCCTGGTATGAAATGGAACGCTATGGTTTCCTGGCAGATAAAGAATATCTTGAAGATTCAAGAAAAAGACTCAAACAGTATATTAAAGACCGAAGAAAAATTTTCTATGAATTAGCTGGAGAAGAAATAACAGTAGGACAACACCCTGCTATCAAACGTATTCTGGCTGATAAATACAATCTAACGGTACAAAGTACAGGTAATGAAGCATTGAATCTGCTCAAAAACAAGATTGAATCAGAAGAAGCCAAACAATTCATAGATGTTCTACAGGAACTGAGAACACTGGAAAAATGGTATTCGGCTTACATTATCAGATTTCAGAAAGAGCTGAAATTTAATGACAGGTTGTACACTACCATAAACCAGGTAGGAACTGTATCAGGACGAGTAACAAGTGACTTTCAGCAGTTCCCTAAGAAACCTATTAAAACTGTAAACGGTGAAGAATTATTCCACCCAAGGAGAATAATCAAAACTAACACAGCTCTGGTATATCTGGATTATTCTCAAATAGAGCTAAGATTCCAGGCACTCTATACGGTACTGATAGGAAACCCTGACTTCAATATGTGCAGAGCATATATGCCGTACAAATGCGTAGATACCAACGGAATACCTTTCGATTACAACAATCCAGAGCATATAAGCAACTGGAATAAAGAATGGTATCACGAAGAAAACACCTCAGAACATTGGGAACCTGTAGATGTACACGGAGCAACAACCACAGCAGCCACAGGATTGACAAAAGATGACCCTGAATTTGCTACTCTCAGGTCCACAATAGGCAAAAGAGTAAACTTCGCAAAAAATTATGGAGCTGAACTAGGACGTATTATGCAGATGTTCCCCGATAAAACAAAGGAAGAATGTATACGCATCAACGATGCTTATTATACTGCTTTCCCTGGAATCAAACTTTATCACGAATACTGCAAAGAACGTGCTCAGTTATACAGCAACACAACAAATCTGTTTGGTGTACGTTATTACAATGTATCAGGACATAAACTAAAAAATCTACTCATACAAGGTAGTGCAGCTTATTTCCTGAAACTGAAAATCATAGAGTTATACAACTATATGAAAAAGAATAACCTAAAAACCAGATTTCAGATGCAGATACACGATGAACTCAGTTGGGAATATGACCCTTCTGACCCACCAGAAATCTTTTTTGAATTCAAAAAAATAATGGAACACTGGACGCACACAAAAGTTCCTATAATCGCTGATATGGAAGCCTCAGCTACAACCTGGGCTGACAAACAGGAAGTTAAAAACATTGAACAGTTAAAGGAGATTATAAAATGATACGAGCATATGTAAGTAACAAACAATTAGAAGTCAATATAAGTGGTAATGCAACAGATGTAATAACTGAACTTATCGCTTTCAACCACGCCTTCTATTCACAAACCCTCAAAACAGGTGGAATGACATTAGAGGAATTTGCAGAAATGATACACGACTTGATTATCGCATTCCCCGAACACTTTAAAGAACACACTATAGACCACTCAATCAGAACAATACCAAATGAAGGAGTAAAACAATGAAATATAGACATGTATTAGCTATAGACCCATCAGGCAGTTATAACGAAGGAAATGGTACTACAGGCTGGGCAGTAATGAATTACAAAGAACAGCTTATTGCAGTAGGTACCATCAAAGCCTGTAATTATGATTCACCAGAAGCCTTCTGGAATGCACACATAGAACTCATAAGATTTAACCATAAAAAATATAACACAGGTGGATTTATGGTAGTTATGGAAGATTATGTATTATACGCTGACAGAGCAAAGAATCAAACCAATTCCCAGATGGAAACCTGCCGACTGCTGGGTATAATGCAATGGGCTTGCTGGAAGATGCACCAGCCATACACATTACAGTTAGCAGCAACCGTGAAAAACAGATGGAACGATGACCTATTACTCAGAGAACGCATTCTAACAAATCATAGAAACACAATGATACATACTGAAACAGGTATAGAACTAAAAACACCTCATGTCAGAGATGCACTAAGACACGCTTTACATTATGTAATTTGTAAAAATGACAATCATCAAGAGAAAAAATATATACCTATAAAAGGAGCTTATGGAAATGTACAATCAAACTATCAAAGCGGACGCAGGAAAACTAAGACTAACGCTCGTACCTTCAGAAATTATTAGAGCTATAGCTTCTGTAAGAGAATACGGTGTAAACAAATATGGTGATAACACCAGTTGGAAAAAAGTGGAACCCGAAAGATACAGAGATGCAGCATATAGGCACTTTCTGGCTTATCTGGAAAACCCTTATGGATATGATGAGGAGAGTGGTTTACCTCACCTCTATCACCTTGCCTGCAATATAGCATTCTTATGTGAAATAGAAAAGGAGAAAATCAATGAGCCAAATAATAACCATCAATGATTTAATGGACAATAATACTTTCGATGATACCCAGAAATATACTTCAGGATATGATTATCAGTCAGATAACGCAGGTGTATTGGATTTATCTCAGCTTGACCTGGAAGTAGACATACAAAATATAGATGATTATCCTAACCAGGAATATGCCCTGCTTCGTAAAAACGGCTTAGGTACATCAGACTCATCAATAGTATTAGGAGTAAATCCTTACACTTCCAAAGCTGAGCTAGTCAGAGAAAAATGCAGAAACTATCTCACTGAAGAAGAACTGGCTGTAGGTGATAAACCAGCAGTAAGAAAAGGACGAGAACTAGAACCTCTGATTATTCACAAGAAAGCTCAGATAATGGGAAGACGAGTTATCAAGCCTACAGACATGTACAGGCATAAAGATTACCCATATATAAAATTTAACTTTGACGGTGTACTTGATAAAGTGTATAATAAGGGCAACACCTATCAGTATATACCTGCAGAAATTAAGGTAGTAACAATATACGGTCAGAAGCACTATAAAGGAAATCTTGCTACATACATTGAGGGTAGAGGCTGGCAGGAAATACCACAAAATTGGGGCAATGAGAAATCACTTTCCATTGAAGAAAAAGCAAACAGATATGGTATTCCGCCCTACTATTACACTCAGCTGCAACAGCAGATATTCGGTCTTAATGCTCCTTATGGTTTCCTGACAGTTCTGTTTGAATCAAACTGGCAGGTTCACTCCTACTTCGTATGGAGAGACCAGACTACTATCAATCAGTTAATCATTGAGGATAGTAAAGTCTGGAACCTGATAGAACAGAAAAGACCTAAAGACTTCGACCTAGGAGTTAAAATAAGGGAGTAACAAAATGAAAAAAATAGACGGGTTAACATTGGAACAAATAGAAAAATATGTAAACAGAGTGGACCATATTAAATGGTACAATGGATTATCCGAAGAAGCTCGAAAAAAATCCTGGATTCTTCCCACTATAGTTACTATAGTAATAATGGGAATATTGGCATGTAATACACCTATGGTCCCTATTGCAGGAGCCTTAGCAGACTTCCCTGAAGCTGAACCTCCAATAGATTACTATGAAATGGAAAATCCACATATACAAGGATATGGTGAATCAATGGAAGGCAATTCACACGCAATATATTCTCAGGAATATGAAAGAAAAACAAATTGGGCATTCTTCAAATTCAGTTTAATACTATTTGGAGTATTCATAATCATAGATGGCATACTGTTCTTACCTTGGTTTATTCTAAGACCTAGGTATGTAAGAAAACAAAATCTAATTGCCAGTTATAACTATGACAAAGAACGAATCCACAGACTATACCCTGAAGAAATACAAAAAGATATAGAGAGTAATTTAAAAGGTAGTAGCTCATAGCTACTACCTTTTATACTGCCTAAGTTTAGCTTCTCTCAGCAACAGGAATGTCCTTTTGTAATTGTACTTCGTAATACGAGGCAAGTCGAACACATTAGGCTGTTTAAGTATCTTAGGAAGTTCTCTATTCTGTGCTTTCTGGTACTGCATTATACCAACAGCTGTCATAGGATAAGTGAATCGTGCTACAGACGGTTTGGTATAGTTATACTGATAATTGAACAATGTGTTAAGCTTGTAATTGAATCTGTAGAAATCCTTTGTATAGGTTTCAACGGACTCAGGTACAAGAGAGTGTTTTTTCCTGAACCCACGAGGACGTTTAGGAACACCATCCTTCTTAGTATAATAACCCCTACTCTGCCCTATCTTACGAGCATTGAACTTAAACCCATCAGCCCTGCCTGAACTGAAATTCTGCCAACCCTTATCTCTGACACCATTCTTCATAATATCCTCGAAAACAGCAGCATCGTGGTCTGGGTCTCCTGTAAGTACCCACTTCTTACCTATCTTCAGCTTATCTGTCTTCTTAGACTTAGTAGCGGCATAAACCTCAAGTGTCCACGGAATAATCGCTGAACGATTGTCCTCCCTAATGAGCTTACGATTGTTATCGGTTTCCTGAGCTTCAGGCAACCTATATACAACCATAGGCTCTGTAACCTTCACAAATTTATGCTCTTCCTGACTCCAAGCTTTGCCATAGATAGCATACTGTAAAGCTGTTAGTTCTTCCCAGCTCAAATCTTCACGATTAAGACCACCCTCGATATACTGGTCTGGCTGAACAAACTTCATTTGATTATTATCCCATTTGGTTCCGAACAGCTTCTCATTGTAATAACATACCTCCTCAAAGGTTAAATCGTCCCTGTTCAGTAATTCACGTTTCCATTCCCGAACATCAACGAACTGACGGGTATTATTATCCCATCTCACACCATCATAAATAAGACGCAACCAGCAATATCTCTCCCAGCCTTCCTTGCTATGGAAATTTATACCAGTGGTATCATTCTTACCTAAAGTATTCTTCTGAGATATGTCCACTACCTTGCCGAGATTAACATCATACCATTTGCCCTTTTCTTCAAGACTCTTCTGGAAAGCTGAGAAACCCTGCCACTCACCATAACGGTCAATTGTCCCGAAAACTGATGGAAATGTTGTAATTAAAAAATCCTGAAACGCTATATCTCCGAAATTTATATCCCTGAACTCTGTTTCAAACAATTTGAAATCAGCAGGTAAAATACCTCTGTCTATAAGATACTCTCTAGCAGTTTGATACCTGTCATAAACAGAACCAAGCAGCGGCACCTGTGAAAACAAATCATTAATCAACGAACCGTGACGATATTTCATAGTAGACTCTTCAAAGATATGTACGGCATCACCGCCCATTTCATTATACAGAGTCTTCATCAGCAGCTTTATAGGACCTGCCACATTATAAAATAACGAAGCCGGACCACCGTAAATCAGGTCCATTGCACTCAGATAAGAAGGTCTAAGCCTAAGAAATATACCACTCTTACCTAAAGGAATATTACCCTGTACCAGCTGACTCTGCAAAGCCTTATTCTCCATACGCTCCTCAGGTGAAATATCAGCTGAATCCCACGATAAACCTCCCCATAATCTCTCCAGATAACGAATCATTCTAGGATTCTCATCTATTTGTTTAACCCAATATAAGAAGTCCATTGATGTGAAATTATAGAACGGAATAAACAGTTCCATATACTTTGTAGCTCCAGACTTCAAATTATAGTTAAACTGAGAATCCGTAATCTTCTTAAATATCTCAGACCTAGTATAACCTAAATCCTGCAGGGTCATAAATTCCCCAAGTCTTATGATTTCTTCAACTCTTGACATAGGTGAGAGTAATTTGGAAGATATAGCGTCATATATATTATTACGCTTACGTTCCCCAACAATAACTCTCTTGCCTGATACTCTAGCAAGCTCCTCGACAATATTGGCATAATTGAAATACTCGGCATCTGAGAGTAATTGAGGATTCTGAAAAGCCCCAAGAAATGATTCCTTGGTAAAACCTCGTTCAAGGAATACTTTATCATTTACCTTCTGGGAATTAACCAGCTTCTCTACCTCAGCGTAATCCCAAGCCTGAAATTTTTCAACATTCTTACCGATAATATCAGGAACATCATTCACGTCTCTAGCATTAAGTCTACCTAAACGCAGCCCAACATTTTTATTACCAAGGTCCTCAATAACACGCTGCCTTGATTTGAAAGCCATTGACTGTCCACCGGCAATAGACTCCTCAAGCCAGCTCTCAATAAACTGATAATCTGCAAAAGACATATCAATCGGTTTACTTGGACGCTTAGTAATAGTATCCCAGCAACGTTCAACCTCAACAAGACTACCTGTATTGAACTTTGAATCCTTGCGTAATTCTTTGTTAACCTTACGGTAATCATCAAGAAGCTTCATAGCTCTAGCCTGATTCTGCATTGTTCCCACTAAAGTACCTGCATCACCTGCTGACTTAATGGTACCATCTATGTAGTTACGAACCCAGGTTCCAGTCCACATAAGCTGTCCGACCTTAGTAAGTCCTAACATCTTAGAATATATCTTCAGGAACTTATTAGTAAACTTACTGTCATTAATCTTCTCTACCATTATAACGTATTCATCATATGGCAACATTATAGCTCCTGAAGATTTGGCAACACTAAAACTATACTTATCAGTAATGTTAACCTGTTTAACTTCATAACCACTCGAAGTCTTATCTGACTCCCTGAGTACGGCACAAACCATATCAGGATTAGCCTGAAGAACCTCACAAGCTTTCCTATTCGTTGTACCCTTAAATATATTCCGTAAGGAATACATAGGATTATTGAAATAGTTATCTATAAAAATTTTCTCAGCCTGAACGCTCTTACTTATTTCCCGTAATGAATGTCCATACATCATCAGCATGTCCACATCATTCTCGTTTCCTATTTTCCAACTATTGGTAGTAGTCCCTAATACAGACAAGTCGAAACTTCCTCTATGCCATAATCTGGCATCACAAGATATATCCTCTCTAAGAATATTATCTACAAATGATTTAGGTAAGCTCTTATACAGCTGATGCTGTCTGTTTAAGGTATGAACTCTACCTAATGTACCATCAGTAGCTCCATTCGTAAGACGGGAAATCCTTTCGTCTAAAGACTTAAACAGCTTCCCTATATCATTTTTCAGGAAGTTCTCGCTAAAACCTATAGCCTTATAATTAGGAGCCTCAAACACCTCGTCTTCAGCACCTCTAAAATACATCTTCGTAGCTTCCTTAGAATAAACTGAATCATCCTTAATAAGCATCGTAGTATCTTTTCTTATACCTACAAAGACATACCCATTCTTGGACTCCCAATATACCTTAGAAGAATCAAATCTTCTAAGAGCGTCTATTAGCCCCCTACTCTCCTCAACTGGTACAATCATAAGCTGATTATGGAATAACAGATGACTCAACAAATTATGTTCTGACTGACATACATAGTCCAGCACCTGCTCATCCCTCAGTCTCTGTCTAATAAGAAGCTCGTCATTCATACTCCTACGATAAGCATCAAATACTCCTCGATAGTCCGCTGAATCAATAGCCTCTTTAAAATACTTACATATCTGAAGATACTCATCAAACATCTCAGCGATAACAATATCATCTTTAGCAGCCTTAGATGAACCTTCAAGAAATGTACTTACTGTTTTAAAAGTTTCAGCATCTCTGGAAACACTGTCCATAAACTCTTTTATTTCTAGTGGTCTGTCAACAAAATCCAGAAGATACATACTCATAGGGTCTTTACTGGATACATGCTTAAATATCTTTGAATGACAACTATCCACGTTATCCATAATCCTACGCACCTCGTCAGATACAATACCCGATGCAAGCACAGGTTCGTAATCCCATAACTTCTGTGCAATCACATAAGCCTCTATCAGATTATCTGGCAAACGCAAATAATTAACAAAGTGTAGCATATCAACTTCCTCAGTTCTCATAGCATATTCTTTAAAAACAGTTATTATGTCCCTGAATTCCTCAAGATAACCCTCTAATAAATCCACAGATTTAAGCTGCTTATCTATAGCAAGAGTAACATCATTAGTAAAATTCTGAATATCCTTCAATACAGGTAATGCCATCCTTCCCTGGACATTATCAAAAAACCTGGATACGCTCTTACTACTGAATAGCTTATTATATCCCATTACAGGAACCTTGCTACCTTCGTTAATTTTCAGAACCTGTCTCATCGGACTGTCTATACTAGATACAGGATAACTATGAAATTTCTCGTAGTATCTTCTGACATACTCTTTATTATAGTCTGAAATAACCTGTAAGTTAGACTCATCAAGAGCAACTCGAATAGTATCTAATTCTTCCTGAGAAAACACCAGCTTTATGGAATCTGAATCTAAATCCATAACATCAAATGCCATAGGATTTAAAGTAGTCTTCTTAAACAGACTCTGCTCAATAGTAAGGTCCTTTCTAAACAGGTCCACTTCATCAAGAAGCTGAGCCGTAGCAGCATCGTCATTAAATACTTTGAGAACATCAACATTGGCATTATCACCTATATCTGATAACACCTCAATATTCTCACGAAGCTTCTTAATGTTATTGAAATATTCAATAGCATTAAAACCACGCACACCATAGCCAGACTTACGCATCGTCCTGAAATACTTACTCACTGACTCACGAATAACAGCTTCGTTATCAGCTGTGAGAACTATATCCTTCTCCAGATTTTTCAACATTACAAGACTATTCTCAGAATAATTGATTAAATCCTGTAACTGATTAATATGTACAGGGAACGCCTTATACTTATTTATTCTCGCTGCTATAAAATTCATATCGAAGTTATTATTGTTATGTGTAACAATACAAGGTGTCATTCGCCCACTTTCCGATACTGAGTCATCAAGCAGTTGTATAAAATCGCTTATGACCTCTTTTTCAGTATATTTAGACTCACCTGCTCTGAGAGAAAAGTCCTCTATGTACTGCTCCATCATAGCATGTTTATTATTTGCTATCTTCGGATTATTAGCATATTTCAGTTTCAATATATCTTCAGAAACATGACTTCTGATATACTCCTCGTCCAGTTTTACGGACTTAACAAAAGTACCATCATTACTTTCTATAACTGTAAGAATCTCATCGAGAGAAGCATCCTCATCTATAGGCACCCATTTTTTGACAGCTATGTCCGTAATATCATGTATACTACTGTTAAGACCCAACGTTTCTATATCTGTAAAGAATACGTCCTGATAAGTACATTTGCGATTAAACTCCGCAATAGCATCAGGATTCTTCAATATAAGCTGTAACATCTGAACCTTAACGTCATTCAATGGTTTAATATGACCACCCTCACATATACGAGCAATTCGCTCCTGTATCTCAGGGTCTGCAACTTCCTTCGAATAACGCTTATATAAATCACTATTAAAGTCCACAGCCTGCTCTCTAAAAGAATCTAATGACACTCTAGAAGAGCCATAATTGGCGTCTAACCAAAGTTTTGTATTGTCAATGAATCTTTGTACATTATAACCATTTAAGGCTATGAAATCTTTATTCTGACCCTTGCTGACATTAAACAAGGTATCCAGTACAGCATACCTCTGTTCCTCACTAAGACCGGACACCTTCGGGTCCAACTCTGAACGCAGCAATCTCATGGCATCAAAAGACTGTGTCTGAGAAACTATATCTCTAGCCACTTCACCCACATTCTTTACCAGCTCATCAGAACCCGAATCTTTAAATACCAGTCCATTCTGACTAATAGTGTCAATCAGATTACCTAAAACTGAATTCTTGTCCTGAACAGTAGCAACCAAATCAAGAGCACGATTATCCATCATAGCCTCATCAAAAGACACCAGCTTATCCAGATGCCAGTCAAGCAGCTCTGTATCATGTCTTACCCAGAGCATAAGGTCATCTTCTATAAGCTGTTTCGCAAAGTCTCTCAAAGATGTAACTATCTCCGTCTGAACATCACCAAAATCCGTTTCCAACAACATGAAGTCACGACAATAATTCTGAACACTCTCATAAACCTCTGCCGCAGAAATAGTATTACTCTCAGACCAGTTAATAATATCAGCCTGTAAATCATACAGCTTACCATGTAACTCTTCTGGCAATACACGAACCATTTCATCAAGCCTTTCAGAAGTAAACTCCTTTTTAAGGAACTCCTTACTTGCCTTACTGACGGTACTACAAACGACCTCATCTTCCATATAAGGCTTAATAATACTCTTATTATCCTCAAGAGTTCTCTGAGTCTTAACTACAGTGCTATCCAGTTTTGCCTGTGCAGCTCTCCTTATCATAGCCAGTTTTTCAAGAGCGTCTTCTTCAGTATCAGCAACCCTTAAAAATTCATAAACCAGATAACTTAATTCATCATCTATATTACCTGAATTAATTACATTAAGCAGCTGTTGATAAGTACCAACATCTACTCTTTCCAGATTAACAAGAGTCTGTAAATCAGTCCGCCTTGCTCTCTTGGCAGCGTTATCAATAGTATCATCAAGCGATTTCAGTACATTTTCATACTTAACTGCAAGATTACTTATATTATCATAAACGCCTTTAAAATCATTAGCCATTACACTAAGATTATATTTAAAATGAGATAATGAATCAGCCTTGCCTTTAGTAAGTTTATTAAAAAACTTATCAACTGAACTTCTGACCTCACTGACATTTACCTTTTCCAAATTATTGATACGAACCTGTAAATCATTAATTCTTACAATGTCCCTGTCAACAGAATCATTAAACTTTTTAAAAACCTCCCCTACTACACTTTCATCTACGTCTGATGTCTTACTCATCTTATTGTAAGCCTGCTCAAAATCAAGAATAGCAGGTTCCTCTATGCCTTCAAAAATTTCAGTCATAGTCTGTGCATTATATGTTTTAGTGGAAAGATACTCTTCCATATCCTTCATATATTCAGCAGTCATACCTGAAGCCTTCTCAGCAGCTTTCCTTGAGGCGAAGTCAGTTACACGTTCTGTACTTCTGAAACCCTTATACAATTTCCTACCGCCTCTCATTGCCTGAACAAGCACATCAACAGGTCCAAATGAAGCATGTAATAAAGCCGAATCAACCTTGTCAATAGCCTTATTTGTATTAAGAGCAACCTTTACAATACGAGCTTCTAACGTCTTATTATACATATCTAACTCTTTTCTGAGATAACGAGAAACAAGCACTGTTTCTTCATCAGTACCCAGAATACCTTTATTCTTCATAACTCTTGCCAGATTAACTGCAAAATTATCAAGATTCTTGTCACCATGTAATGCAAACTCTCTTGCAAGTCTAGAAGCTGAAGACTTCACAAGCTTCTGTGATTCAGCCAGAATCTGAGTAACTTCATCTGACGAACGACCTATAGCCTTTAATGCAGTTGTAATACCTGAAGATGTTACACCTTTTAAAGCAGCTGTAGTTGAACCCTTAATAGCTCCACCAATCATTAAGGAAGGGTCTAAGCCTACTTCAAAGATAATATCAGCCACTGGAGAACCTGTATCAACATTATAATTCTCGTGCGAACTATAGGCATCTTTCAATATCTCTCCAAGATTCCTTTTATCATCAGCAGAACGAGTCGTAATAGCTCTGACACCTAATGACGGTAAATCTAAGGTCTCCCCAAGATTAACTAGAGTATTCAAGCCGAGCACACTCCATTCCCTGTTTTTTAATGGAGTCCAGAAATACTTACTTGTATAATCCTTGACACCTTCAAAGAAACTGTAATCTTTACCTTCAGCTATCTTATGTCTAATAATATCTGCTAATGAATTATCAGTATCCAACGAAGTATCAGACATATCCGCAGTCATAGCCTTCCTAGCTTCAACTTCAGCCTGATAACGATTGACATTATTAACATAGTTCATATAGAGCTTCCACTTCTGTTTAAGTCGTTCTCTATCAACCCTGTTACCCTTAGAATCAAACCCGACTGGTGGTAACGCAGCATCAGGCTTTAACCTTGACTGACCGTTTACAACAACAAAATTATTCTTTATCCATTTATCCACCTGCTCGGAAGTAACTCCATAAGAATATGTGCCATTCTTCAATAAGCTATCCATCTCCTGAACAACCTGCTGAATACGAACATTCACATTCATACTATTCCTGCTCTGCAAATGCTGATTAAACTGATTAATAGAAAACAGACGCTGTAACTCTCTCTGTTCTTCCTGAGCCTTCTGATTTGCTTTTAACACACTCATAGCCTGTGCAAAGCCATTCTGACTGTTAGAACCAGAAAATTTATGCGTACTCTCTATATTTCCTAAAACCTGTTCTCTAGCAGTCTTAAACGGCTGCGGAACTTTTGTCGTTGTTTTAGGTTTAGTCTTCGCTAATTGATTCACACGAGGAGTTGAAAAAGGAGTGCTGGTCGCACTCTTTTTCAACAAACTATCAAAATAATTCTTAGCACCAGAACTCATTTTAGAATAATGAGGACGTAATCTGTTAATTGATGCAGACGTTTTAGTACTCTTTATATTGTCCTTAATAGTTTCTAACGCAGTTTTAAATACCATATTTAACCTCCACTATTTCCTTAGTTTGTTATTAACTGCTTTCTGTACAGCTGAGTAATTGTAACCAGCTTTTGAAAGGGCTGACTTTCTAGCTGAACCATTGCCATAATCCCCTCTGATAACAGCCCTAACAATTGAATTAGTGACTTTCTTACCTCCATTAGATTTATTACTTCCACCGGACTTCTTACCACTGGATTTGTTGCCGGTCGTTTTCTTCGATGTAGTCTTCGCCAGTGATTTGTCTGATACAGAATTAACCGAATATGTACCACCATAATTTATATTCTGAGTAGTATTTGCTCCAATCTTCGCCACCTTCTCGTTTGACTTAGCATTAATATTCGCAATATCTTTATTAGTCAGATTAGTAGCGTCATTCATTCCTTTATTGGTCTGATTAGTATCTCTAACTCCACCTAATGAACCGAGAGCTGCCAATGCCTCAGAACTTCTAGCCTGGTCCGCAGTGTATCTATTACCAGCCTCAGAGGACTGCATCTGCTTAGCGGAATTACTCTGACTGATGGCATCGACCTCATTCTGTCTCCTCGCTGATGTTTCCTCATCATTTATGTTATTCAAGCCATTAAGACCTTCAGTAACTAAGGTATTGTTCTGCTGACCGAGACCAAGTAATGCCTGCAATGCTGTAGCATTACCTGCACCGACATTGCCGCCACTGGCAGCAGAACCTACTAAAGCATTCTTCAACTGACCTACGGCATCTTTGGTATTTCTATAAGCAGTATCCTCAGCCTTAGCTAAATCCTGATTAGCCTGCTTACGTTTTAAATCATAAGCAGCAATCGTAGCATTATTAAGAGCTGCAAGGATAGCATCTCTATCAGTCAGGAATCCAAAAGGATTCGATGTATCCGCAGTAGCTGACTTAGTATTCTCACCCAGAAGGTCTATTATCTTCTGAGTAGTATCTAAGGTACCACCAGTTGTATTATCTGAAGGAATTGTACTACCAACAAATCCAGAAGAACCAGTATTCTCCTTGTTCTCAACACGAGAAAAAGCTTCATTCAAAGCCCCCAACAATGTATCTTTAGCAGAACTAACTGCTTTACCAGCTGAACTGGTAGACTTCTTAGTGGTTGTACTTTTCTTCGTAGTGCTACTGGACTTTTTAGTACCACTTGTCTTTTTAGAACTGCCTCTACTTTTCTTAGTAGTTTTCTTAGTCGCCATAGCCTACACCTCCTTGAAATAATCACGCTTACCTTTCAGTTTAACATATCCTTTTGAAACCTTGAGCCACGTACCTTGAGCTTTACCTGTAATAATGCTGCCTTTCGTAATTCTACCTACCTTTGAAGACAGGATAGACTTCGATTTACGAACATTCATTGTAGATAGAGCTTCATATCGTACTGCTATAGAATGCCCTACAATAGCTTCAGCAAGAACACGAGCAATACGTCTGTACCCTACTTCCTGATATAACTTAAAATCATCTCTGTCGTCAACAAAACAAATCTCGAACAAAATAGCTTTCGACTTCGTTCTATTGAGAACATAAAGATTATTTGTTACTTTGACACCTCTATTGGTAAAACCTAATTGTGCCATAGCCTCACAAGCTCTCTTACCGACTCTGCCCTTGATACCTTCGTTTGCAGTAACGTAACACTCAAAACCTGTAGTCCTACCATTACCTTTTCTGTCCTTTGCCCCCGAATTAAGATGTATGGAAATATCTAATAATACTTCATGCCTATTACACTTATTAACAATCTTAATCAGGTTGTCACTGACACCCTGAGCATTATCAACAGTGCAATCATATGTAGTATTGCCATCAGCTTCAAGATACTTAATCAAATACTTCTTAATGCGTCTAGCTTCGTAACTCTCATCCAAAAGTCCAACAGCACCGCAAGCCGTTCTACCTGTATCATTATGTCCTGCATGTACATTATATTTAGACATTTTATTTCTCCTCAATTTCAGGTAATCCTGCAATAGAATTCAGTAATGAAAGAATACCTGCCAAAAGTGATGCACTAACAACAAGCGTCCAATTAACATCAGCAATCACTACTGAAGTACCTATAGTCGCCACTGCCGTTTGTGCAATAGTTTTAATAGCTCTAACTCCTGCTGCCGCAAACCATCTCTTATTAATTCTTTTCATTTCACATACCTCCTGATATTACTTATGTGCTTCTATATTTACAAATTTATCCAACTTATCTTTGGCTTTAGGAACTTCATGATTTGCTCCAAGCTGTATAAGTCCGTCAAGACAAGCCGACATTGTATAACAAAGCATTGTATTTTCTTCCTTCATATGAGCTATCGCTGCTCCCATCTCTCCTATTTTCAGGTACCATTTGTAGATTGCAAAAAGCAAACCGAAAATAGTTATCACCGCACCAATTACTGCTGCAGCTGTAATAATTGTATCTGTTGTTATTATCATTCCATCACCTCTTCCCTCCAACAATTACAAGGTTCTCAGACTATATCTCTGTAAAGTATTCACCGTCAGCAAGTTCTGTGGGAAAACCTGCCTTTATACAAACATATTTTTTCACTCCGTCTGTATAGTAATAATTAGGGTAAACTTCCATACCTACCTTGAATGTGATAGGCTTGTCCGCTGTTCCCTCTGCATTAGGGTCAGCTTCTTCTATCCAAGTGATTGCTCCACCTGCTGTTGCTTGGTACGGAACCCATTTATAGCCGGGTCTAGGTGTAGCTATTGACGGCTTATCCTCTATAGTGATACCTACATCATTTATTGTGGCTATAAACTCATTCTTTTCAATGATTTCATTTACAAGGTCTGTCTGTTTCTTAGTTAGCTGTGCCATTTTCAACACCCTCCCTTATTTCATCTACAACCATATCTCTTTGAGCGTCTGTAAGGTCTACAGATGGCTGACCTGTAGGATACTCACCTGTGATATAATAAAACTCATCTTTAGTTATGTCACCATTGATATAAAGCTGTTCAAGCCTCTCTTTAGTCATTCTGCCAGAATTATATAATCTTTTAAGACTTTCTGTTTTTCTACTCATTAGTTCGTACCTCCATAAATTTCAGCAGTATAATCATCTATAATCTGATGATACACCTCATCCGATACTCCATAAGTGTTTGTAGCATCGGGTTCTACATAATTTGGATTCTTATAAAAACCCTGTTCTGATGTGAAGCAGTATTTTATTGGATTTGATTTAACCTCGTCAGATACTTCTACATTTTGATGGATATTTACAGTTTCCGGAGGAAACGCAGTGTTTTCCTCTATTAAAACCGGATAACCATTACTCCAAGTACCTAAGTTGCTGTCACCGTTTTTAGTAACTGCTTCATTAGGTGCTGGTTTATCAGTAGTATCTTTAGCTAATTGCATTATTACATTGTCCGATATGTTTGTGATAATTATCATATCATTACACCTCCGTTGTTTTGTTTAACGTCCATACTTTACCTGGTTCTTTTATTTTACATTTGGTTTTTGTTAAACCAAAAATTTCACTTGTACTTTCTTTAATTCTTTTTACAGCATTAAACGGTTCTATGTATACATTATACAAAGTTGCCTTACTAGCATACCATTGTAATAGCAAAGCCTTATTTAATTGAGTATTAAATACTAAAGGTAATATTTGAGCAGTACTGTATATTTCAATATTATTTTTAGCAACAGTGGTAAATGTTAATACTCCATCGTTACCTATATGATGTCCATATATAACATCTGTAGTAGGTGTTCCTGCTCGATAATTACTCCCAAACATTCCATAAACACCTTTAACCATAACCCACGTAATTATGCTACTATCAACCCAATTAATAGGAACGGTTACAGCTGTACCTAAAGTGATTGTATTCGTGTTTTCATCACAATATAGTGTAGAAAACTTAGGTATACCTGCCTCTGTATAATTGGAGTCTGATTCTTGAAGTAAAATATAACAATAATTGTTCTCGGTAAGATTTTTTGATAAATATAATATTCTTCTGTGACTCGATGTTTCCGGAAGTATTTCGATATTTGTCCCAAAAGTGATTGATATTGTATTATAATCCGAAGATATGTTAACCAAAAAGCTACAATACGTTCTTACTGAAGCAACCCATTTAGCCGCCCAAATATATTTGTTTGGAGAGATTTTACATAAAGAAAAACCCTTAGAAGCTATTTCTAGGTAATAATTCGTACCTGAGACTTCTTTAATGGTGTAATCATAATTCGTAACAACATTTAACGTTCCATCAGTAGAAAAATTACATATTATAATTCTAAAATCACCCGAACCCGTATATGAAATATCATATGACGTAGGTGTAATTACTAATAAATAATTGTTTGTTATATTAATAGTGCTTATACCAAACTTACTGCCAGTAAAACCTCTACCTGAGTTACTTGTATACAATGTTTTACTTTTTTGTAATGAAGTAATAATGTTTGATGATACTGAAAAAGTGTCGTACTTAACATAAGCTGTATAATCCCTAAATTCTGAAACACATTCACAGTAAAGTAATGCAAACGAATTGTTATTAATTTTTACTAAATGCACATAATCTGACTGTAAATAAGTAGTAACAAAAGATGATTGTAACAAAGTGCCCGGTGTTATTGTATTATTATTCATATCAAAATTTAAGGCTACATACGTTACCATATTACTTGCTTCAGAAGCATATGATGCAATTATGACCGTATTATCATTTAACTGTATTGCTATAGGAGCAAAATATGTGTAATTTTGTGAAGTAAGCATTCTTTCTTCAGCGTTACTATACGCATATGATAATTCACCTATATACTCTACAAAAGTATTTGGACTTATATCATTATAGTAAGTGTAGTATTCCTCAATTATTCCATTTATAATTTTAGATGAACCACCACCGCCGCCTATCATATTAATTACATTTCCCATTATCCCACCTGCTCTTTCTTTATGTTTACCGATACTGCAACTGTAGGCTTTTCGGTGCAATGGAATGTTATGCTGTTAGCTGTTGAAACATCATCAGCATATATCCCTGCCTCTGTCCATACCTTATACTGTGCGGAATTAGGATAAACTGTATATGTATATCCGCTTGTAGCAAGTCCCGATATAGTTAAAGTCTGCTTGAAACCGTCTGTTTCAGCAGTCCACCCTGCGACAGTAAGTGAGCCTGTTAAAACTTTATTCTTTTCAGGTATTGTCGGTTTATTGCTCAGGTCAGTATAACTGCCTGTAAATGCTACTGTTTTCAAGTCAGAGAAAAACTTTTTTACCTTACCGAAAAGCACAGACAATTTTTCACCTGTTGCAATGTTTGTTCTTGAATCTGCTTCAGTAAAAGTCGCAGTCACATCCTTTCCGTCACCTGTCTTAGTAAGGAAATCGCCACCTACAATTTCCTGTGCTTTATCTTTAGCCTGCTCCGCCGCTTGAGCAGCAACTGCCGCAGAATTTGCTGAGCCAGCTGCATTTTCCGCACTATTCGCAGCCTGTCCTGCCGATTCTGCTGCAGCAGACGCTTTCAGCCCTGCCTGACCTGCGTAATACTGTGCGTTATCCGTATTTTCACCATCTCTTGTGCCGGTATTGCCTACAGCATATGATTTGGATTTGTCAGCCTGTGCTATAGCAACCGCCGCACTGTCAGAGGCACTGTTTGCTTTCTGGGCAGCTGTCTGTGCTGCATTTGATGCGGTGCCTGCATAAGAGCCTGCATTGACTTCGCTTGAAGCCGCAGCCTGAGCTGAATCTGAAGCTGAGGCTGCCGCCGAACTTGCACTGGCTGCACTTACAGAAGAAGCTGCAGCTTTTAAATCTGCCTGCTCCGAATAATATTTCGCATTATCATTATTCTCACCCGGTCTTGCCTCTGTTTCTCCAACAGCATAGGACTTAGCCAGCCTGCTCTGCCTCTGAGCTTCCGCCTCACTGTCTGAAGCATCGGCTGCTTTCTGCGTAGCTGTCTGTGCAGCATTTGACGCTGTACCTGCATAAGTACCTGCATTAGATTCGCTTGAAGCCGCAGCCTGAGCTGACCCTGATGCTGACGAAACATAACCTGCCAATGTTGCCAACAACGTACTAGACAACATAGCGTCTGTTATAACTCCTGTACCAATTTCAGCCTTAACGACACCCTTTACAACAGAGATATTTATAGTATCTGAATTAGAAAACTCGTTATTAGTTACAAACTCAGCGAGCGATATACTTTCCGTACTTCCATCAGCATGCTCCAGTACAAGACTTTGAGTTTCTGCGTCATAAGAAAAATTAACTGCAATCTTCTCCATGGCAGTGTCTATCACCTTTGTTGTATCGTCCTGAAAAACAAAAGTAAACTTACCTGTACCTTCCTCGAACTGTACATTCTTAACAAGCTTAGCCACTACCGCACTAGACGCTTTACCACCTAGCAAAATATCTGTTTCACTCTTGGTATACCTTTGGTCTACGAGTCCCTTTAGACCCTCCAAAATTTCCTGTACATTTGTACCTGTCACACCAGAAATAGGTGTAACTTTAATATAATCCGCACCAGACTCTCCATCTGTTACAGAACCAAAAATCCCTATGAGACCTTCCACACCTTGAGCATTGTTATTACCCTGAGCAATTAACAAATTGAACAGTGAGTTAAACTCAGTAGCAGTAACAACATCTCTTGGGTGAAATAACACTTGTTCGTTTATACGTTTAGCTACCCACACCATATCATCACCTCATATACATCACTCTATAAATCCAGTTAATACTCAACAACTCAAAGAGATGAGCATTTCTGGATAACAGTTTTAATCTAGGAGCCAGCCCCTTGCCTGATATAGGAACTCTTACCTTCCACAATGAAACTTCTGGAAAAACGGACCTATCAAGCTGCCAAGCATTACTGCTTACTCCTAATTCAGTTACATTTGGAATCTCATTACCTTCCACAGGAACATTGGACTGTATTGTGCTCTGTAAATAAAGCACACCTTTGCCAGGTTCCTCTTCATCAACAGCATACTCTACCTCATAAAGTCTGCTATTCATTCTAACATCACCTTCTAGGCTATAGTCCATACTGAATTCTAAAGAAGCTCCTTCTTTATCATTCAGCAGAAACTGCAACTCCCTGTACCTTTTATTTATATAAATTGCATCAGCTCTGAAACCTGTATCAAGAAACTGCCAGTTAAAGAAATGATAATAATCTGTAATACTATTACTAATCGCTAAAACTGTAGTCTTCAATGAAGCAAGGTTCAAAACAAACCCATTGGTATTATCGTACTCAATCTTTACACCTTCAGGAAAACCAAAATCCTCAACATGTAAAGCATCAAACTCAAACAGCTGAATAACTCTGGCATCAACACCAGCTGAAGCTTCAGTACCCATTTTGAGTCGATTCGTACAGGCAAGGACACCTGCCTTTGTAACGTCAGATTTATATGGAAACAGGAAATGGGCAGACTCAAAAGTATATATTCTCCAAGTTCTATCTGAAGTGTTATACACTATATCAAAGTGCAGAAATCCTTCAAATGTATCTCCTGTAAGTGTTGGTTCTCCGAAATAAACAGAATTCTTCTCAGAATTAACATAACGGAAAACATATATATTATGAATATCTTCATAGTCCAGGAAATTATAGTAATTTACAAGATTTATACTACCTCGATAATCAAATGTATCTGATAATAGTTCATATACATTCTTCTCGAAATTATTAAATAAATCTGTAATACTACTTGATATAGGAGCCAGTATCAATTCGCCTGTTGTGGACTGAGCCTTAGGAACCATCATAAAATAATAGTTACCTGATTTAAAAAAGACCATATTTTTTACAATCTGTATAAGCTCCCTATCCCAAGGTTCAATATTAAGATTTGACTGAACAACAACAGAAGACCAGGAAACTCCATCAGAGTTCAGGGACAACTGATAAATCTTATTTACTGTAAATATTAACAGTGAATCCATAAATGGCTTAACCGAAACAATAGGCTCGTCATAGATGGCTATATTATTCGGATAAGGGAAATATGTAGGCTCGTTCACATCACTCATAAAGAGTATGGTCGGGTCCGAAGTACAACCGTTATTCGTACCTGTCACACCCCACACAACAAGTCTATTTTTCCATTCCACCATACCTTTTGCTGAAGACAGGTCATATTTAACCTGCTCTACATTCACCGAAGTACCATAACTCTCAAGAGTAAAATTAAAACCGACAGCCATTGCCTGGTCAAGTTCCCATTCTGCTCCATTCTGCTTATATGCACTTACACGAATCATAATATCTTCAGCAGGAGCCTTAAATGATACATATACTGTCTCATTAATATTACCTTGCGTATCAGCTGTAAATGTATACTCTGATGATTTCTCCAGTGTCTGAATACTTTCCCAATTGGAATTACCAACAGGTCTCCATTCCCATACAAATTTGTACTTGGTTTCAAGCGGTCCTTCAAAGAAGCATTTGAGTATTAAATCCTCATTCTTCTTAGGAGTCATTAATAACTCACTGGTGCCTGCACCATTACCTGTATCTCTATATGGTAAAATACCTGTAAGTTGCATCGAAGAAGCAGTCTTATTCACAAAATCATAAGCCTTGCTACCTAATAGCATATTGTAACCATACGTCACAGCTTCAGACGGATTCAACTGTTTCGGAGTAACATTCTGAAACTTATAAGTCTTTGATACAGTATCAAAATAAGTCCTGCTCAAACAAGCCTCATCATAATTCATAAAATAAAAACTGTTCCCAAAGGCAAATGTACCTACGACTGATGAAACCTTTAAATCACTCTCTAAAGGCATCTTATGAATGCTGTCAACTACAGTACTGAAAAAATTACAAGATTTACCAGTACCTTCTATAGAGGCTAGATTAACATTCAAAGAATAATTGATTTCATCACAGGAAACAGTATTCACTTCCTTCTTGCTCGTACTTGCCCAAATAGTGCCATGACTAGCTGTGTCCACCTTACCAAGTATGGTCTGTCTATAAGTGTTCCCGTCAGCCTCAACACATTCTTTTGCTGCCTGAATAGTTATATTCTCATCAGTATGATATACTGATGTACCATCAGGATTCTCCAGCACTACATTCGGTAACAGTAAATCTGAAACCCTCAGACCTGCACGAGGAATCAAACTACTGCCTTCGTTATAAATACTGTAGTTAACCAAGGTTTTGAAATATCCAAACTCAACAGCACCAGTCGTAAACATCATTCCTTTACTGAAGTCTGTTTCAACAGTAGCCTGTCGCCTTTGTCTTTCATATTGTTTAAAAGAAATCCCACTAGACATTTATAACCCCCACACATCTATATCAAACGCAGTAGAACTGTACAAAGGATAGTTCTCATCTATCATCAGACTACCTGTATTATCGTCCTGATATTCCTCAGGGACTTTATCAATAAAGTCCCGAAGCATATAATACAGAGCGTCCTGATAATCGTATCCAAACATTTCCGCAGTATTAATACCTTCTTCGTCCATAATATAGAACTTATAAGCAGCTCCTTTTATTACCACACTCCTGATATATCTATCAGGAAAATAATCGTAAACAGCCGCTGTATCAAGCACTGAAGGAAAATCACATTCACTGAACGTAGGATAACAAGAATTGAGCTGTATATTTATATCGTCTATCACAGAGTCCAGAAACGGCTCAAGCTTAGAATAAACCAACTGTTCCCCTGCAAGCATTTTATTTATATTCTTCACAATATCGTAAACTAACATCTTATTACCTCACAAAATACATAAGGAGGGAAATATCTCCCTCCTCTTAGCATTCTACCTAGAAGAACTTTATTTCCCCAGGGATATGTTCAGCATTATCTGAAATGCTCTGCATTTTCTTTTTACGAGTAATCATACAATCTATCTTATAGATTCTCGTTTTAGCTTCTATCGCAAATGACTTAGGAACCTGATGTGTCCTTCCGTCACAAGGGATAACACACGTTATCCCATTAATGGAAACTGTCATAGAAGCCCCTACATAAGGTGTATACAAAGGAGCAATTGATACAGGAACCAGCTCCTCATTCTTATACACTTTTACTAAAGCTCTTCTCTTTAATTCGACCTGCTGTACTGACTGCTCCCCTACAGGATTATCCTGTAATGTAACAGCAGACGAAACAACGTCTTGGTCCGCAGCAGGAGTAACTTTTCTACCAGCCATATTGCAACCTCCTCAATGACTAACCTACTAAATTAGCTGTTGAAGGTACACACATATAATCCACGATAGCCTCAGCTCGACAAGTACCGAAACCTACGGAATTAATCTTAAATCCAATTGACTGTCTCTGGTCGATTGGGTCAAGAACACCAGCGGAACCTTTCTGTTTAACATACATTCTAGCATTACCTTCGCCTGTAAGACCGGTTCTTACAAGACAATCCTTACCTACAACCAGAACGTGATGTACTTTGAATTCAGTCCAGTCTTTATGGAACTGGTTATCTGAACCTTTCGCATTCAATTTATCAATATCCCATACTTTAAGTTCTGGAATATATGATGCGTCCTGTCCAGTTCTGGAGTCCTTAACATAACCGTCTGCCTGAGTACAAACCTTAGGACCTGTTGCTGAATATCCAGGAGCTGAAGTATCTCCTTCAAGTAATGTATCAGGAGTTACAGTAATATAATCATAAGTACCTGCTATAGCAGTTTCTCTTATAAGTCTCTTACCGATAACAACTGAACTATCCTCCTGAAGAACAGGAACGTCACCTGATGCAGGCACACATAAAGATTCTTCAAATTCCATTCCGAATAACGGGAACAATGTTGAACCGTCATAAGCATCTTTAGTAGTCTGATTTATTTTCATAAACTTTTCTACTGTTGGGTCTTCAATCATGTCATATGTAAACTCTGGAGAACATATAACTTTGAAATTACGACCTGAGAACGGCTTAACTAACGCTCTCTTGAAATGTAATGCAATCAGTCTAAGGTCAGTCATTGACGGCTTAGAAGATAATTTTAAATCATCAAACTTAGCTACCTGACCTGCATAGAACGGATTTGCATTACTGAATAATGCTTCTCTAGCAAGTAAATCAAGAGTTTCCATAGCAACGATTGAATACTCTTTTGAATAATGTGCAAGCACAGGGTCTACAACATGGAAGTCAACCTTATCAGTAAATTCCATAAATCTACCATACTGGTTTGCCTCAAGTTCGTATTTCTCTACTGAACCCTTATCTGATTTAGGTGGAACACCTTCAACTAGCGGTACAGTGTGTGCCTGTAACGGTGCCCATCTTCTTACAGTAAGCTTATCAGCTTTCTCCTGAATAGGAGAAGTTGTTGCCAGCTTGTAATACTTGAATTCTTTAGCGTCAATTCTTATAGTATCTAAAAGCTGCTTTGAATAAAAAACTTCTGGATTTACTAAGTTTTTGGTCTTATTTGCTAAATCGACCATTCTGTTTAAATCTGTAACTGGTGATAAACCATTTAATGTTACTGCCATAATAGATTCCTCCTAATATATTCTTTTATAAATCTATTTCAGAAAACATCTTATCCAAGTCTGAAACACTCTTGATTTCCCCACCTTCACCATCAGCATCTCTGCTAGATGTAGATGAAGAACTAGCGTGGTCTTCAACCTTTTTCTTACGTTCAACTTCAGCATTCAAAGCTGCCTGAACAGCTTTCTCAATCATATCCTGCTGATGTAACTTCAGATATTCAGCCTCAATATCGACACCTTCAACCTCTAAAGGATTTCTACCATTCTCAGCTAAGGCACCTGCGAATTCCACAATTTCATCACTTGTTAATTCGTACTTTTCTGAAAGACTCATAAAAGCATCTGAAACATCTTTCTCTCTTTTAACTTTCTCACTTTCCTGAGCAATTGATTCCAATTGTTTTAAACGAGTATAAAGCTCCTCAGGGACATTAGCATCCTTAGCTTCTTTTCTGGTAATCAACTCCTCAACTTTACTAGCCACAGTCTCTATAGGAGTATTAGAGTCGAGACCGATTACCTTCCCAAGATTCTTAATAAGAGCCTCTTGTCGCTTTACTTTTGTTCTTAATTCAGCAAAGGCATAATTCTGCTTTGCACGAGCATCACGCTCCTTATTGGAACCGTCACCCTCACCTTCTTCCGAATCATCATCACCATCAGTATCCTCATCATCAGTACCAGACTCATCATCAGATTCATCTTCAGAGGATTCATCATCATTCTCATCATCGGTAGAAGTATCTCCGGTACCTTCATTATCATCGGCACCTTCGTCTTCAATGTCACCTGTACCAAAGAGTTCTTCAAACTCGTCCATAATGGCATTGTCAGACATATCTCTTACATCTTCACTCATCTACTGTTTTATCCTTTCTTATAATCAGACAGTGCAACTGATTACCTCATTTACACTCCTTTTTTGGTGGAGGAACCTTTTATACCTTAATTATACAAAAAATGCACGATTTATCAATAAATCGTGCATAAATCACCTATAATAGGTGAAACCTATTCCATCATTACCTGCTAAAAAGCTATATCCTGTTCAGGAACCACAGCTTCACCTTTCTTTAAACTGTCAATATCCTGTGCTGCCATTCTAATAGCATCATCAGATTCAACACCTTCCGAAACCATCTGAGCATACCTAGAAACAGCAGCTTCAGCTTCAGCAACAGAATTCAACTGACTCTGAACACCCATTCTTTCAAGCAGCCTCTCTTTATATGGTACGTCCTGATACCTTATCCATTCTTCAGGAGTCATAATATCTACATTCAATCCCTGAGACTGATACTGCATCTGCTTCTCCATCATATTGTTCGCCCAAGCCTGAACACGCTGTTTATTCTTAGGTAACTCACTAGAAATCTGAATTGAATACTCAAATGCAGCTTCTGGCTGTATATTAGGAAAATCAACCTCAACAGTTTTAAATACAGTGTTCTCAACTGTAGACTGAGCCTCATCTTTTATCAAATAAGTTCTACTAGGACAGAACTCTATCAGTAAACTTAAAGTAAGTTCAGTCAACCGCTTTGTATAATTTTCATAATTAACAACCTTAGGTGTATCAATGAGGGTTACTCTATTCAGCATCTCCTCTGTACCGCCTGTAGTGATAATAGAGCCTGTATCTCTACCTGTATACCTACCGTCAACTCCTGAAACCATTTGTATGTTGTTCTGAAGAACACCCTGCATACTAGGTAATACATTGCTCACCTCAGGGAACTGATGGTAATGTACAGCCTTACTTGCATCTCCATTTACAACAAAAGTACGATTCGCCTGGTCTCCATATCTACTGAAGGCTGAAACATTAAGACCACTCTGTTTATTAATAAACTTAGGCGGATTCTGATTCTTATATATACTAGTAAATGCAATACTATCCATCAGATTATAAACCAGACTGTTGGCAAATATCTTAGCCGGACCTGACATCCCTATCAGTGAGGAACCTGGGAGATTACAATATAACTCTGCAAAAGGAAACATATTAGGCTTGATATTATGTTTCATGTAAAGTATATGCCTGTTATCTATAGTATGTATCTCATCTATATTTCCTTCAGGAGTTCTCACCCACCACATATAAAGAGCGAAATGTTCCTTGCTGCTGCTGACATTATTCCTGTCATCATAGTCAGGAGGCATTTCTGTTGAAGATTCCTGCTTTTTCAGAAACTCAAGAAAACTGTTTTTATACCTAGGGTCTTTCATAAAAAATGATTTATGGAATATATTATAAGTTAAACAGAACCCTGCTTCATCTAAGTTATCTGCAAACGGGTCACGCATAAATCTTATAGGGTCTATGTTCTTGTACTGAACAGCCTTCTTACCTTCTGCCCAGTAAACCTGAGTAAGACCGTAATTCAAAAGAGCTGCCCTTTCGCCTGCCATAAACTGGTAAAGTGCTACATTATTCTTATCCCACTCATGCTCAAGAGCAATATTACATAATGCTGTAAAATCAATATCCTGCTCCGTAGTACTTACGACCTCAGCTGATTTAGCAACAGTATACAATGAAGCCAGCAGGTTGTCCTTTACATAAGCAACCTGGTTTGTATCTGGTAACATCTGGTAAGACGGGAACTTTGCTTTTACAGCCTTCCATAAGTCACCCTTATCAACTGCATCAAGCAGCCTCATCTTCTTATGTATCCTACCATAATACTGAATACAGGTGTCATAGTAATCTCTCAGTTTAGTTAACAGTTGCTCGTCCGCTTTTTCCTTAGCTTTATCATTTAACGAAAGCGAAACTGGACGTACAAAATCAAATTTCTCACTCATATTACTACTCCTCACTCATTAAATCCTGAAAACTTTTCATAATATCCGCCATCACATATCCTGATTCTTCAGTCTGAGATGCGGTCTTGTCTTTAAACTCCCCCTGCTCATTAAACCTCTTATCAGGATTCTCATCAATAACTACTGTATTATCTCGACATATGAAGTCTTTTATAATCTTAAAGATACATAACTGCACCCCAATCAGGAGCAACAGTAACATGCACAGTACGCATAGAAAAATTATCTGAAAATATTCCATAACTTCCTCCTTATTCCCACATATTGTAAGCAACATCGTAAGGTGTTTCGTCCATTAAACTGTACTCATCTACAGCATCACTCAATGCCCAGTGTCCTACAGCTATGGCTTCTTTCTCCTTCTCTTTCGTAAGGTCAACCCCATGCTGATTAAAGATACCGTTTATCAGGTCCGCAGGATTTGCAGGCAACTCCATACAAATCCATTCAACAGCATTAATACCGTGATTGTTTTTATCCTCTGGTTTACCTGAATAACCGCTGTTATTACTCTCATCGGCTCTAAACTTATATCCGTCAAACTCTTTTATAAGAGCTTTACATTTCCGCATTATCTTGAGTCTGCCAGATTCAAAATATGTATTCGTTCTAAAAATCCTTGCGTCCACATTTATAAACCCCGGCTGAAAATTGATACCATAATCCAGGAAATGGTCACTTAATGTTTTCTTGTCATAGTCCCTCTTAGGTCCTGATTTCGGGTCAATAATCGGTGAACAAATCCACCCACCTACAGGAACATCTTTAACAAACTCAAAAAACAGTTCCGCAAGAGTTTCAATATTATTATCGTTACTCCTGCATTCATCATAGATATACAGAATTCCTTCAGCCTCATCTACAGCACCTAAAATATAAACTGCATCATCTGCAAGCCCGTAGTCAAAGGCTAAAATTCTTTTCCAATGTTTCGGTATATCAAAATCGTCTACTATACAGCTGGAAGATTTAGGATATACTTTACCTTCTGCATATAAAAACGAACCATAGATATACCTGTTCACCCACCATAAAGGCTTATTTTTTACATTATTTGCTATAAAATTCTCTGGCAGGAACTCATTAGCAGAAGTTGAGGTAACATGTGTACTTATCGCAGGGTCCGCAATCTCCGGGTCAACATCGTACTCATCAACTGTGTCCCCGTGCTTATAGATAACATCAGAAACCAGTAATACGTCATCTCTTATCCACCCGGCACTCGGATTGGACTCTATTATCCCTTTCTGCCAATTATTTTTAATAATAGGTATCTTAACACCATTAGCCGCAGTTCTATAGACTATTTCTCCATTCTCATCTGTTAGAGGCATAGTTGCAGCAAGGTTTCTGGTACGAGTCTTTAACTGCACGAAACTTTGCTGCTTTACCTCTGATGCCTCTACAATAAGAAAGGAGGTTAAGTTATACGACCTAAGCTTATCTGGGTCATCATAAGGGCGAAACATAATTCGATGCCCGTTTATAAGGTCCATATAAGCCTTCTGCGTATTGATACGAGAAACAAAAGCCAGAGGTAAATCTGCTTCCATTTCTCGCTTTATTGTCTGTTCATACTGAGAAGCTACATTAGCACCTATCAGCGTATTACCGCCAGGCGTAATGAATACATGCTTAAAAATTTCTTCTCTCGAAGTCAATGTCTTACCTGAACCGAACCCTCCAAAATTACCTACAAACGTATGTGCGTCCTCGTGAAAGGCAGCCTGATGTGCCTGAGGAACATAGGTATTATAGTAGGTATTACATAAAGGATTAGAACACTCCTTCCAAAATTCGGAAGGACCATTGTTAATAGCAATCGCTGTAGTCCAGGCTGAACCACACCTAGGACATTTTTCCAGCATTGAAATACTCCTCAGCTTCCTTTTCATACCTGGCTAGAGCTTCCTTAAAAGTTATGCCTTCTTTATGAGCCTCATTGATAATATCGTCCTGAGCCTTTATTAATGCTGCATCAGATAATGTGAACTTCTCATCGTCTGCCAGTTCGAACTCAGGAAACATATCCAGCAGGAATCTCTGCAGTACAGCATCCAAACTCATATACAAAGCCTCTCTGTCATCGACAGCAACTTCATTCAGCAGCTTAACTGTAACAGAAGATAACCCCGTCATAAAAGCATTGAGAATATCATTGTAAGAAATATGCTGCTCATTCTCAGTAGGCTCTACAGCTACAGCCAGGTTCTCATTCATCGTTTCAAGTGTAATTTTCATAATTCTACCTCCTTTTGGCAATATTATACCACATATTGTATAAGTTTCAACAAGAATTACTATATATAGTGTTTTTAACCTCACCCCCACTACATATAGTGAATTTATTTTTTACAAAACTTAAAGACAAATTTATTTTTTACGAAACTTAAAGACAAATCATTAAAAGAAAAAAAACAACAAAAACATACATAGGTAATAATATAATATATATAGGTATATAGGAAAGGAGAGAAAATTTTAAACCCAACCCCTATCAATATATCACTGTTATATGGTAACTACGCAACACTCTCTCAGAACCGAACATTTATTCTACCCCAAATTTAGCAGTTAATATCATTTCATTCCACTCCATTACCATTTCATTCCACTTCATTCATTACCAATTTATTTCCAATCACACTCTCAATTGGAAATTATTTGCAGCAAAATATCGTACACATCCGTTCAATCTTTCCCATTCTTTTCCATCCTATTATCTAATTATCTATTCTTTTTCCATTTTTCTTTTTTATTCCCTCTTGACAAATCTGTTTTTTTCGTGTAATATTAATTCTGATTATATATAAATATATCATAACATATTATGTATTAGATATAATACAATGTCTATAATAAGATGGAAATTTTTTGGAGGATTTGAACAGAAAGTTCAAAAATCAGGGGTAAAAAAAAATGCTCACAGATTGAGATGAGAAAAATACCATGGTTTTAGGAATAGTTGAAAAAATATTTTTTACCAGTTTATATCCTCTTCAGATGAGTTTATGTGACCTTATTAAGAGAAGCTGACTACAGCTTCTCTTTTTCTATCTACGTCTACCAAAGTTGTGTTCACTACGTTCACAAAGACTTGGCAGACTATGTTTATTGGTTTTTGTATTCAGCTTTTATATTCGTTTGGGTAACTCATATAACGCTGAAATGATTCTCAATAGCCTGTTAGCCTTATTACCATAGCAGGACACTTTTATCATTATCATCATCATCATCATCATCATCGGTCGTCCCAGTATATCGTCATTGGAGCAACTGATAAAGTACTTTTTTATCTAAAAATTCTACCGAGTGAAATGAAAATTTATCAGTTTCGTTAATCTTCACTTACCTCCCTGTAAAATAATGAACTCATCTCTGGGGCATTTGCGGACACCTATAAACCGTAACTGAAGGATAATCTTATGCGGTTTATATGCTTACCGCAAAATGCCTTTCGATTCGTTCCTGTTCTATTTGTTCCTGTTCTCATAGCAAACATCTGATAAATTTGGGCGATAAACGCCCTTTTAATTTCACTCTCACCATATAAACCTGATGCACCAACTCCGTCAAAGACGAATTTGGCACCTCAGATTCATATGGAGAATTTTTGATAATAAAGAACTTGACAGCAGGCTCCAACGACAGCTGCCCTTCTGTTGTTATAGATATTCCTCAACGCCCAATTCATTGGGCTTAATTCGGAATATCACACAGGGCAGCTTACGATTTGGGACCCGATAATAATGATAATAATAATAATGCTAATAATAATTATTATTTAATAATAAGGAGGTAACAAAAATGTTAATTGAGGTAACAAAGAAGACAAACGAAAAGACAATGCAGAAAGTTGAAGGAAGAAAGATAAGATGCTGCCAACCAAAGATGAGTGAAGTAACAATGCACTGCTCGATGGAAGTGGCAATGCACTATAAATTCAATATCTTCGAATGCGTTGACGTCATAATACTTGAAGTATTATAACAAAGAAGAATGGAGGTAAGAACAATGTTAAAGAAAAGAACAATTGAAAGAGTTAAAGCTGAAGAAAGAAAAGTAAATTATTATTACTACAAACCGATGAACATAAAAATCAGAGTTCAGCCAGAAACAAGCGAAGTCAGAATATGGTGTACATTATCAGTAGCAGAACATTATAAATTCTGGAGTCAGGGACAAAGAGAAATTGCCAGAAAAGAAACATCGCAATTGCGTAACAAGAAAATAAAATTTCGTAAAATATAACATTGCTAATAAAGGTTGAGCCTAAACAGGTTTAACCTTTTTTATTTTTATTTTTTATTCTAAGTGAATTTAAAATTTATTTTTATTTATTTATGGAGGTTAAGAACAATGACAGAAAGAAACAACACAAAGAAAAAATATACAATCATCGACCACGTTGGCTCAATAGCTGACGAAACAATGCTATCAGCTGCATACGCAAAGGCATATGCACTAAACCCTAAGGGACAAGAGTGCTTCTCACTGAAGAAATTCTGTCACATGATGCCAAACGACTATGAACAGCCAAAAGCTCTATGGCAGAAAAAACTAGAGGTCAGATACTGGAAACACCCAAGCAATCTGATTTTCATATGTTCAGACCTCAACTGGAAGGCTCTGGCAACACTAGAAACCTGGGACGTTGACCCGGAAAACATCAAGATTATCCTGGTGCAGGAAGACATAGAAGTCCTGACCATGAGAGATGTAAAACCAGAATGGTACGCCCAGAAAGAAGCAACAGACTCCATATATCGTAGATGTGCAAACATATGGGGACAGGCTCTAGGCTGGGAATTCTCAGCTCCACTGTACAGAGACAAAGGTTCAGAAATAAATGTAATGCAATACAAAAGAAACGATAGAAACATACTGATAGAAAACGGTAATGGCGACCACATTACCAAGACTTCACATACACCAGAGGCATACATGAGAAGCAAAATGGTTGCTTCTGAGGAGGAATGCCAGGAATTCTTCAGATATTACAAGTATCTGAAGACCAATAACATTCTTGAGGAATTTCTTGAGAGTGATTGGGAAATCTGCCCTGAATGCGGCAGACCAATAAGGTTGTCGCAGGAAGAATGTACATATTGCACATTCCGACCTAATAGACAGACAGTAGAACTTTCCCGTTACTGGGAAGATTCAAATGCAGATGAGGATTGGGATTAATCCCTCTCCTCTTTATTTTTTATTCTTTGTGATTTTTATAATTTTTTATGTATGGAGGTTAAGATGAGCGATGGTTTGAAATTATTGATTGTACTAGCTATCTGGATAATGGCTAACGTCCTAGATAGCTGGCTTGCGGAG